CCCAACGACAAATGTGTCTTCTCTCATTGAATAATAGGCACAATATTTTTTACAAAAATATCCTCTTTTGTCGTTTTCTTTCTCAGTCTTTGCCTTTGCTTTTTCAATTGCTTTAATTGCTTTCATAATATTGATGTTTTAGTTTGTTTCTGTTATCCACTACAAAGATACAAATACTTTGCTAATATGCAAATAATTGAAAAAATAAATACCTAATTATAAGCCCATACAATAGGCAAACGCAAAATAAATCTACAAAATCACTTTATTTTGAGATGTGGGCCTTAAATGGCCTAAAATCGAAACATTACTTTCCTTTGGAAAATAAATAAATGGCCAATCGTACAACATAGATATAATAACACTGCATTATAACGATAACAATACAATGCCATACGCTATAAACAAATGTTATCATTACCATAACATATATTTATAATAATAACATGAGCAGTAATAGTACCACATTATTAATATTATAACATCTTGTTATAGCAATAAGGGGGGATTATAACATAATGTTATAGCAATAGAGAGGAATGAAACTGCCTATTGACACATCAATTTTGAGCGGAATTGGCCACAAGTATTTGATGAAGGAAATATATTCCATTGGAAAATAAATTGGCTTGGATTAGTGGCAAAATCCATAATAAGATCGTTGGATACAAAGCTGTAATTTGACCCGATAATGAACCCTATTAAACAACAATATTAATGCTCAATCCATTAAGTGTTACATTATATAAATAATATTAAATCTATCCGGGGAGGTAAGAACAAGAGGGGGGAGCCCCCCTTTGCTAAAATTTTTGACAAGGCGATGTCGTTCCCCATGCAATTTTTTTAATTTTTCAAAAAACACCACATCAAAAAAGTCGGTATAAGATAGTGGGTTGCAGAGCGTTACAGAATTGTTGTAGGATGTGTATATTTGATGTATGTTAATGTATGTTGAGGGTGTGTTTGTAAGTATTTGATTTACAGGTTCTCTGTATATTCTGTATATTATGTATATTAAAAGAGAGAATAATTATGTAATAGGGTAGAATGGACTATATTGAGGGGTATAGCTACTATATATAAAAAGGATAAAATGCCCTACACAACATACAGACTATACAGCGGAGTTGACTTACAAGCAGTTGCGGATTTGCTGAATATACATTGACTATACATTGACTATACATAAAATGGGCTTTTTGCTACACTTTATGGGTGTTTATAGTGTAATTATGGGCTATTTCGGTGATTTTCGGCTTTGTATATTTGTGATTTGCAGTCTTTTGCACAATTATTGCGACAAAATGTTTTTTTTGCCACTTTTTTCACCTTTTGGTTATGGTGTTTATAATTGATTTGCAGGTGGTTACACTTTTCTTAAAAATCATGTGATGTTTTTATTTGGAGTTTTGGAAATTTCTTCTTAGCTTTGTGGAAAATAAATGGATTTATATGAAAGATGTTTTATTCAAGGGAAAAAGCCTAAAGGATGGAGCGTGGGTTTGTGGAAGTTTATACTTAACAACCCATAATGCCTATATAATCCCTACACATGATGAATTTACTTCTGCAATGGAGAAAATTTCAGTCGATAAGGATACAATAGGACAGTTTACAGAATTGACCGATAAGAACGGAAAGAGGGTGTTTGAGGGTGATGTTATTGGTTATACAGAACATAAAGGGTATCTTCTTAAATCATTCTATGCAGTGGTTTCTTATAAGGACCATGCAGCTTCTTTTGCCTATCTTAAACTTGGGCTTGATGAAAACGGATGTAAACAATCCATGATTCACTTCTTTAATGAGGCGGATGAATTTGAGGAAGACATACTCCCATATCTTGAGGTAATAGGCAATGTTTACGACAACCCCGAACTTCTGAGCCATGATTAGGTCCATCCTTTACCAACTCCTTCTCGTGATGCGGATTTTATTACTGATGATATTCGTAATCGCAGTGCTTTTTCTACTCTCCTCCCTCATTTTCGGACTTCCCATAATGCTTATGACAATGGGTTAAATGGCGGTGATAAGATAACAAACAATATATTGGCACAAAAAGGCGTTTTTTATAGGTAATAAACACCATATTGGCAGTTTATGGGTAAATAAACAACAAAAAATACATGAAAATAAGCGAAATGCTGACGATAAAGACCCTTACCAACAGGGGAGAGCGATGCAAGACAAGGTGCTGCGTTGTGGGGAACAACAAGGACGATGTGGGGCTGCTGATAGACAGGCTCGTGCTCTCAAAGGAGGATGTACCCGACTTCGAGGCAGTAAAGACCTTCGGCGAATACAGGCTATGGCATAACGGCATAGGAATAAGACTTGACACCTTGCAGACGATAAACCACTGGCTGCGCACACTTGACTTAAAGGAGGAGTTTAAATAACATGAAAAAGATACACGAATTTGACCCACAGATATACCCATTCATGCTCTGGGTTGCCGTAAACCCCTCGTTAAAGGATGTAACAAGGATGTTATATTTCCTCGACCAGAACGGGGATATAATCACTCCCACACAAGCTGACTTGGATGGATGCGGTGACAGCGACTCAAGGACTTTCGAGGTGGCTTCCAAGGCAACCAATCGGGAAGGATATTTTGTAAACCTTATAAAGCTGAAACATTGCGATTCCTCCGTCATTGCGCACGAGGCTTGTCATGTGGCAGACGGCATTGCAGAGAGGCTTGGATTTCCTCCACGCACCTTTATGAACGGAGAGCCATATAGTTATTTGGTTGGATGGATAGTAGGGTGTATTGAAAAGGCAAAGAAATTTAAAAACAAAAAGAAATGAAGAAGATACTATTTTTACTACCAAAACTCAGTGATGCCTGTTCTCTTTACAGGGGGGCAGGTGTCGCTACCGACCTTAGAAGAAAAGGCTATGACATAGACGCTATGGATATGACAGGCACAATAGATTGGGCATTCTTGATACAATATGATATTATTATGATTCAAAGAGCAGTCAGTCCGAGTATCCTTAATGTGTGTGCTCAAATAAAAAGAATGGGCATAAAATTATGGCTGGATTATGATGATAATCTGTTAGTTGTGCCATTAGACAACCCCGCATATTTTGCCTATGCCGATAGCAATGTCAAGGGTGCTATTGTGAAGTCTCTTGCTCTTGCAGACGTTGTTAGTGTTACAACCGAAGATTTACGAGAATCTTATTTGCAATATAATAAGAATATTATGGTTATACCTAATGCTTTTAACGATACCCTTATTAAGCGTGAAAAAAAGAAGCGAGAGAAGATAGTATTATGGCGGGGTACTAATACTCACCAAAGAGATATAATGACCTATCAAGATGCTATTAACAAAGTATCTCACCATTGGGGAGATTATCGTTTTATTTATGTAGGTTATGTCCCCTGGTTTCTTGACATGGGCAAAAACACTTCTGTTGCTGCGGGTGTGGATACTATGCTTTTCTTAGAGCAGATACAAGTCCTTGCCCCATCTATAATGCAAGTGCCTTTACACGATAGCCTCTTTAACCGATGCAAGAGCAATATAGCTGCCATAGAGGGTGCATTTGCAGGAGCTGCGTGTCTCGTGCCAGAATGGTGGGATATGGATGGGGCCATCAAATACAAGGACAACAAGTCCTACTACGAGGGCCTGAACGCCCTGCTCAAGGGTGAGGTGGATGTCGAGAAGTCAAATGAGCGGATTTGGCAATATATCTGCGATACCCTGTTATTAAGCAAGGTGAACGAAAAGAGGGTTGAATTAATCGAAAACCTATGATATACAATATAATAGGCGGTGGATTGGCTGGTTGCATTATGGCAAGATACCTTGATGGTATTGTCTATGAAAAGGATACCATCGGAGGGCTTTGCTGCGACAATAATAGATACCAGAAATTCGTGCATATACTCCATACCGACAACGAGGAGGTATATCGCTTCTTTGCAGACCATTGTGATTTGAGGGAATATCACATACGCTTTCTATCCTATGTGAATGGTGTGTACAAGGAGTGGTATCCAAAGGAGATAACACAGGAGGTGATAGATACACAAGTTGTTGGATATTCACAGAAGATGTGGAACGCACCCCCTCCTCCAGAGGCTTTGGCAAGGGTGAGGACTTCTCCGGATGAGTATTTCTTCCACGAGAAATATCAGTTCATCCCCAACTTCCGTCAGTTATGGCAGAATCTGTTAAAGGACACACCTGTGCAATATCGCCCTGTACTTGACGGGGATGTGGATGGAAGGATTATCCTCACCGCCCCCATAGACGAGTATTTCCACTATTGCTATGGTAGACTGCCGTATCGTGGCATCAGCAGCACGCACATAAAGGCCGAGATAAGGTTACAGGCTGATTGTGTCAATTTTCCAGACACCACGCTTCCATTTACACGATTGGTGGACTATGGGCGAATGGGTTTCGAGGGAGGCTATGTCGGAATTGAAGTGCCCTGCGAGGACAGGCACTACCCTATAAGAACTGATGAGAGTATAGCTATGTATGAGAAGTATAAGGCACTTGCCGAGAGCAGGGGAATTATCCTTGTGGGAAGGTTGGCTACCTTCAGCTATATGGATATGGACAAGATAGTAGAACAATGTTTAACGAAAATAAAGGAATTATGAAAAGAGTATTGATTACGGGCATTGGTGGGTTTTTAGCTCATCATACAATGGAACACTTGCTTATAAACACCGATTGGGAGATAGTAGGCATAGACTCTTGGGCACACAAGGGCATCTCCGAGAGGGTGATTGACAGCGAACACTACAAGGCGAACAGGGATAGGGTTACTATATTCACCCACGACCTTACCGCACCCATCTCCGAGATACTGAAGAACAGGATAGGGCATATTGACTATATATTGGCCATTGCCTCACAGAGTCATGTGGACAGGTCTATCACCCATCCCGTGCCGTTTATTAAGAACAATATCGACCTTATACTCAACACTCTTGAATACGCAAGGGATGTAAAACCTGAGAAGTTTATCCTTATCTCCACTGATGAGGTTTACGGCCCGATTACGGAAGGTGGGCATCCAGAATGGGACAGCATCATTCCGAGCAACCCTTATAGTGCTTCCAAAAGTGCGCAGGAGGATATAAGTGTATCATATTGGAGAACCTATGGACTCCCACTTATTCTAACCAACTGTATGAACCTAATAGGAGAGAGGCAAGACCCGGAGAAATACCTTCCTATGTGTATTAAGAAGATTGCCAATGACGAGACCATTTCCGTGCACTCACAGAACGGACAGATAGGCACGAGGTTTTATCTCCACGCAAGGAACTTCTCTGATGCGATGCTGTTCCTGCTCAATAATGTCACCCCTGCCAAGTACCCAGAAGCAGACCGCCCTGATAGGTTCAACATTGTCGGCAAGACTGAACTTGATAACCTTGAACTTGCCCGGAAGATTGCAGACATCATGGGTAAGGAGTTGAAGTATGAATTGGTGGATGTACATAGCACAAGACCCGGGCATGACCTACGCTATGGGCTTGACGGCTCTAAACTTGCAGCACTTGGGTATGACTTTCCGGTTTCCTTTGACGACAGCCTACGGACAACCGTTGAGTGGCACATGAAGAGGGAGAATGAGGAGTGGAGGAGTCTGCGATGAGACGACCAAAGGTTTCAGTCATATTTGCCACATATAATCGTGGTGAGTTGTTGCAGAGAACGCTTGTAACGCTAATGCAGCAGTCCGAAATAGACTTTGAGGTTGTCGCCATCTCTGATGATTGCAGTGACGGCACTTATGAACTATTGAGGGAGTGGCAGAACAGGTTGGACATAAAGATAATCACTCTGAAGAAAGACGGACAATGGCGTGACTGCTCTTCCATAATAAACTTGGGTATTTCTATGTCAAGGGGTAATGTTTGCCTCTTGACACAACCCGAAGTTATGCTGGGCAGAGATGTTATCCGCTTGGCTTCCGAGACTCCCGATTGGGAATACCGCAACTTCAAGCCGTATTTCTTCCATCCTACTTGGCAGAAGGTCATTGACGACTACGATTGGAGGAATAACGGCATATTGGAGTTGAGAAAGATACCCACCTTCTACAAGTTGGTGGAATTGGGTGATACGACTAAGGACGATAAGTACATACCGAATAATCTGGAGAAGGATACCCTTTGGCACTCTTGGACTACTTCTGCCCTTACCAGAAAGACTCTCTTTGATATAGGAGGGTTGCAGGAGTATGAGTTATGGGGGTCTGTGGATATGGACTTCATGGCAAGGAGGCAGCTATTGGGAATAAGGAACAACACGATGCTCTCGGATGAGAGTTACTGCGTACACCAATACCACACCTCTCCGAGAAACCTCTCCGATTCAAAGGGTATTCTCGTACAATATAGGACAAAAGAGGATTGCATACTGAATAATCTATGAAATACATAAAACTACGGCACAAGATTGCAAGGCGTTCCATGCAGTCGGACATAAAGAGGCACATAGACAGGGACAGGCTCACGGATGTCCTTGCCGAGAAGTCCTATTCCAAGCGCATAGGGGAGATAGCGTATATCTTCCGTGATGCGGTGGAAAAGAGCAGCGTGTCCATATATAGTGGCAGCATCTGCTTCTTCAACGGGCAGTTCTACGAGCAGACCTCCAAGGAGGAGTTCTCCGACACCATCTTCGACCTTCTCTACGATGTTGGCGTGGACAAGGGGGATATTGTCTATCGTGGGCGTGATGTAGTCAAGTTGTCGGAGTCTGTCGTGAGGAAGAAGGTGCTTGAATACGAGCCTTACAAGATAGCCTTCACCAATGGTGTCCTTGACCTCCGTGACAAGAGTTTCGGTGGCTTCTCGGAGAAGCACTATGTCTTCGGTGCTGTGGACTACGGCTACCTCCCACATCTCAACGAGGACGAACACGCCTATCTCTGGACTAAGTTTCTCAATGATGTGTTGCCGGACAAGAAGTCCCGTATATTGCTTCAGGAATTCCTCGGACTGCTCTTCATTGACAGGTCTGAGGTTATGATAGATGCGATGCTCTTTATGATTGGTCGTGGTGCTAACGGAAAGTCCGTCATATTCCATACCATCACGGGGCTTCTCGGTGCTGACAATGTTTCCAACTTCGACATCTCGGAACTCATCTCCTCGAAGGACAGGCTTCTAAATATGGCGATGATGAACGGCAAGAGGCTCAACTACTGCTCTGACCTTTCACGCAAGGACATTAACTCGGAGTCCTTCAAGAGTCTTGTCGCTGGAGAGCCACAACCAGCAAGGAGGCATTTCAAAGACCCTTTCATGGCTTACGACATACCCTTCATTATCGGCAACGGCAACAAGATGCCCCCTACAAAGGACTTCACTGACGGCTTCTTCCGTAAGGTGATAATACTGCCCTTCAATGTACGCATACCGATAGAGCAGCAGAACAGGAATCTTGCCTACGAGTTGCAGAGGGAATATCCTGCCATATTGAATTGGATACTTAGAGGTCGTGACAGGCTAATTGCACAGAAATACATCTTTTCGCAGAACCCTCTCAGTGAAAAGGCCATACAGGAATACAAGGAGGACAATAACAACATTGTTAAATGGTCTGTAACAAAAGGACTTATGGCTGATGCGGATAAATACGAGGTTCGTAGATGGGTCAGGTCGCAGTATTTATATGCCAACTATTGCGTTTGGTGTAGGCAGTTTGGTGAGGTTGCATCCCCTGTCAGGGTATTCGGTGAGACGATGATAGACATGGGCTTCCTTCGGAGGAGGTTTCCAGAGGGGCAGGGTTATCTCGTCTATGGCATATCCGATGAGGCTTACGACAAGGGCACTATTTTGGTGGAGACCCCCCCTGCGGTGATAACGAGGGCGGAGAAAGTTGAAAAAGAATTTGCAGAATCAAAATAAATGACTATATTTGCATAAATTTAACATTATGACAGAATTACAACTATCAAACTTTAAAATCTCATTAGACGATGAAAAGCTGAGGTTCTCCAATGTAGCCTCCACTTGGGCTATGGAGATTACAATGACAAGTCCGAGATATTTGCTTCTATCAAGCCTCGTGATGGATGAGAAGATGCACAGATACCTTGAGGACTACATAAGGCTAAACCATCTCATGTCTGAGGCGGTATATCTTGACGAGGCGTATGCTACTGACATTTTCAACGCATATAGCAATCTTGTTGCACGATATGACGAGAAGTTCGGGAAAAAGGAAGAATAACCAAAAACGGAATACATGAATAGATTTTTAAGATTAAACAAGAATTTGTACTGGGCTTTATGCCAAATGAGGGAAACGGAGTTCGATTTTAAGCCGAGCTGCGGTAGTTTGACAACGATTAGGGTAAGAATATCAGAAGAGGAAGAAGAGGTCTTAAATGAGCTAAAAACACGCAAGGCGGTCGCGATAGAGAAAGGCTACTTTGTGATTGTTGATGATGAGATAAAGTTTTATGCAACCAAGGATAATAAGGTTGTTGAAAACACGTCCACGCCAGCGAAGGGAATAAGGAGAATGTTCTTCGACATTGAAACGAGTCCGATGATAGTTTACTCTTGGCGGATAGGAGGCAAGATAAACCTTTCCTATGACAATATCATCAACTCTTGGAAGATAATCACCATTTGCTATAAATGGGAAGGGGAGGATGAGGTTCATAGTCTCGTATGGAACAAAGACCAATCGGAAAAGGAGATGCTTGAGCAGTTCATTGAATTGGCTAATGAGGCAGACGAAATGGTTGCCCATAATGGGGACAGGTTCGACATAAAGAAAGTCCGTACAAGGTGCATATATTACAGAATACCCGCATTTCCGAAATACAGAAGTCTCGACACCCTTAAAAAAGCAAGGGGTAGCTTTTCATTTGACTCTAACCGGTTGGATGCCATTGCCAAATATCTTGGAGTGGGCGCAAAGATGGAACACGAGGGTTTTGAGATGTGGATAAAGGTGCTTAACGGAGACCAGGAGGCTCTTGACACCATGGTTGCCTATTGTAAGCAGGATGTGGTTGTATTGGAGGATGTTTACCACGCAATGAAGAATTATATCAAGCCTAACACACACGCCGGGGTGCACTTATTGGGAGGTGAATACAAGTATAGTTGTCCTATGTGCGGCGACAGGCACCTGACATTGGTCAAGACCGATGTAACACAAAAGGGATTCATCAGCAGGGTTGTCGAGTGTCCGAGTTGCCACCATACCTACAATATCAGCAATAAATCCTATATGACCTATATAAAGCACAAGCTGGAGGGTAGGCAATGAAACGGGTATATATAGCGAGTCCCTACACCAAAGGCGATGTAGGGATGAATGTGAGGGTGCAGATGGATGCCTTTGCATCACTTATGAACAAGGGTTTTATACCTTTTGCCCCGCTACTCCTTCACTTTCATCATATAGTACACCCCATGTCCTATGAGGATTGTATGGAATGGGACTTGGCTTGGCTTGAGGCGTGTGACTGCGTTTTAAGGCTTGGCGGAGAATCCAAGGGTGCTGATATGGAGGTAGAGAGGGCAAGAGAACTTGGAAAATTTGTATTTTTCAGCATTGAGGATATGCTTTTATATGTAAAGGCAAGTAAAGAAGCCGAATTATAAACAAATATATGCAATAGGATATAATGAAAGTAATTATGCTATGTGGCGTTATTGGCAGCGGGAAAGACCATTATGCCAACCAATATGTAAAGAGCCACCCGAAAGAGAGGGTAAGGATAATGCGTTTTGCCTCACCACTAAGGAATATCTGCGCCAGACTCTTCAGATTCAATGTGAATGACGAGGCTGAGTATGAGAAATTCAAGGCTGAAAACAGACAATTCATGGTTGATTTGGGACAATCAATGAAGGACGAGATGGGACAGAACCTTTTTGCAAGGGCGGTTGCAGACAAGATAGATGATATGAATGGTGAGTTTGACACCATACTGATAACCGACTTCCGTTTCCCGATAGAGTTCTGGGCTATTGCCGAGAGGTTTAACACCTTTATAGTGTTCTGCAACTACAAGTCACAGAGATATGCCATACGACCAGAGCAGGTTTCCGAGCAGATGGCCATATGGCTCTTGGAACAAGGATTACAGGATGGGCAGATGTTTGCCGAAGTCCTTTTCAGCGACTATGTAAATAAATATGAAAAATCTTTAAAAAGGAGGTCATAATGGATTATTCAGAATACATAGGACTTAAATTTACGAGACTTGATTTTAAGGACGAGGTTGAGTTTGACCGCTTGGGCAGAAACGCATTCCTTCTCACAAGAAAAGTGAATGAGCGTGTTGAGGTTGCGGCAAGTTCGGAGAAACTTGACAAGCCGATGTTGTATATCAAGATAGGCGATACGGAATATTATCATGTGATAGACATTCCGGAAACTGCGGTGAGGGATATTTTCGCAGATGAAAAATAATTTTGGATATTAGGAAATTATTGCTACCTTTGTAGTGCAAAAAAATTGTCCATGTTTCCAGATGTCGGATAGCTCCCGACTGATTTTAGGGGAAGGATTACCTTTGTGAGCGGTGAAACCTAAAAGAGAATGACAAAAACAACCGCCCACGCCTCGTTAGTTCAATGGCAGAATCCTTGCTTGTCAAGGGGGTAGGGAGTTCGAATCTCTCACGAGGCTCAGAGACTTGGCAGAAGATGATAAGCGTTTGTCCTTGTCGGGATAAGGGTAGGTTTGGAAATAAGTTATAAGGTTGGCAGGTCTTGTTGGATTGTTTGGGTTTGTTTTGGGTTTTTTTCGACCTTATAATGGAGTAGCCGCTTCTGTAAATAATTTAGGCTATTTTCAAGAAAGACTGACGGCTCGGAAAGACGGGCACATAGCGAGATGGTGTAGTGGTAACATATAAGGCTCATAACCTTTTGTCGGCAGTCCGATTCTGTCTCTCGCTACGCAAGTCCTAAGTACACGGAATCGTAGGTAGGCTAACATTAAGTCTTATGAAAGAGATAGACGAGTAATTTTGAGCGGAATTGGCAACAATGAAAATAGTCAAAGAAGTAAGAAACAGCCCTTTCAAGCCATTGAAGAGAAAGGTGTATATAGGAAAGATAAGGTATTATGCGCCCTATTTCCTCCCCCGTAACTACTGCCCTACACTACTATCCTTTCGCAAACTAAAAATGCGGACACCAAAGGAAATGGATTGGGAGTTTGAATTACACTCTCACGCATCTGAATATGAATTGGCGTTCAAGAATTTTCCAATGGTGAGAAGGAACAAGTATGTTGTTAAAAAGCTCTTTGGCTCTTATTGGTTTATTGAGATTGGATGCCCTATCACGTTAATCAAGACTAATTTGGGATGGAAGGACAAGTACAATACGCCCCGATTTGAATGGTCGCCAACACTTATATTCTACTTCTTCCTATGGCAGATAGCCTTTATATACGAGCCTCAGACTGAGGATATAGACAACTATTGGGAAATGTACCTTTGGTGGAGGGATTATTGCGACAAGGATTTGCAAAAGGCTGAGGAGTCTTGGGAATGGGAAGATTATTATACTAATAAAACCACTTGGTGTAAAAATAACCTGAAATGAATAAGCTTGACAGAATAGAGAGAATATTGCTTGACTGCTATCGTGAGTTGTATGCCAAGTCCATAGGAAGGGATGGCAAGGCAGGGGATTTTGACAAACTGATGGAAACGGCCACAATGAATGAATTGGGACAGAAGATTGTTCCATACGATGACTATTACATACCAAAGGAGGATTTTGAGGGCATTGTAGAAAAGTACAAACAGAAAGTGCCAAAGCTATACCAGAGGCAGTTCGGCGCAACCATATATTTTGGTGCCTCACCTACCTGCAATAAGGAAAATTGGGAGAAAAAAGATGATTAGTGGGAGGTTTTTACAGAAGCCGAAGAAAGGGAGCGAGGGTATCGTACACCCTGTAAGGTGGCAAATAGAACCAGTCACCCTTTCGCCCACTTTTAAAAATAGCGAGCGACATTGATGTCGCCCACATATAATTAAATTTAATACTGAATATTATGAATACAGGAAAGGTTAAACCGGAAAGCACTAAGGCACCAATTCAAAGTGTTGCAAAACGAGGCTTTAAGAAAGGTGATAAAGTGGAAATAGTTGGTAATATCCCTTTTGTCTTAAAAGACAGACCGCGTCCCTTATTGGGAAAGGTCATATCTGTTAATGGTTGGTATGTTATTGTAAAACCATTATGGCAAAGGTGGAAAGGCGAGTGGTATCGAAACGAACTTCGCCATATAGAGGCTTAAAAATGGAATATAGCAGTAACCTATCCGCCGTATTGCGTATGAGGTGCTGTTAGCACCATTCTTTATTTAGTAATTAATTAAATTTCAATGATATGGATAAATGGATAATGTTTAAAAACTATATGCACAACGAGCTGGGAATTACCAAAGAAGATATTCGTCAATGGATTGAAGATGCTGTGCAAAAACAAGCGGAAACACTTGTAAATAATGAATTCAAAAGATTTGATGTACATGAAGTTGTTGAACGAGTGATTAATGATGACAAATATTTCGGTTCTAAAAATCTTAAGAGAGATATTGCAACCGAATTATCAAAACAAATAATGGAACGATTGCGCCTTGATTAAATTGGTGCTAACGGAAAATAATAAACGTATGTGTTGGTGTGTGGTTAAAGTGTTCCTCTGGCTAATGGACAAGTACCATAACTGTAAGTGCCTAAAACTTACCATACCACGCTACGGGCGGAACACGCCAACATTACGTTTATTTATTGTTAGCAAATATTTTTAATGTTTGCTAACGGCTGCGGTATGCGGTCGTTGCCGATGTATCAAATTGGTAATAACTTAATTAAAATAACAAAAGTATGAGTACAGAAAAAACTATCAACGAAGCGGGAGGCAATGCCGTATTACCGCTTGTTAGCACCAGTACGGTTTATGAATACGGTGCAATGTCGAGTAAATATAAACTTGAAGCTAAAAACAAATTAACGGCTTATGCAACAATGATTTTGCATTATAGAAATAGCCCTCATTTAATGGTTGTGTATGAACCTGAAACCTGTAAAGAAGATAGTTGGTTTAATCCGACTGGTCAAATATCTGAAAGGCTTGATGAAATATTCGGGGGTAAAGATTCATTTGATAAATACCTATCCGAAAATATTGAAGAAGTTAGAGCTTGTTACAAAACTATCAAACAGGTGGTTTAGTATTGGTGCTAACTTGTTTATATCTCCACAAAAGGTGCACCAAGCCCACAAATAAGAGGAATTTAACCCGTATTAACGGCTGGCGGTATGGTTTAGTTGCGATTATTAACCGCAAAACTTAATTAAATGAACGAATGATAGTAAAAGAAAAAAATGGGGAGGGTTTTTTAGACCTTAGAATTTGCGACAATTTAGAATTGATGGCAGAAATACCAAGTAATACGATAGACTTAATTTATTGTGATATACTTTACGGAACTGGTAGAAACTTTGGCGATTATCAAGATTTAAAACCAATTAGAAGCGAAATAGAAAGCCACTACCTACCAAGAATAAAAGAAATGCACCGAATACTTAAGCCAACTGGGAGTATTTATTTGCAAATGGATTTTAAACTAAGCCATTGGTTGCGATTAATTTTAGAAGATATTGGATTGTTATTTCAAAACGAAATTGTTTGGCAATATGGGCTTGGAAACAATAATAAAAAACGCAATTGGCAAGAGAAACACGATACAATATTGTTTGCAACCAAAACTATTAATTATACTTGGAATGATATGCGTGGAGATGTAACACCACAAATGAAAGCGAAATATTGCCACCAAGACGAGCATGGCTTTTATATGATGAGTTACGGTAAAAAATATTATTTAAAGGGCGGTAAAAGGATTAGTAATGTTTGGGACTTTGCAAATTTATCCGCTACCGATAATGAAAGGGTTGGATATGATACACAAAAACCCAAAGCACTAATTGAACGAATAATAAAAGCAAGTTCAAACGAGGGTGATTTGGTTGCAGACTTTTATTTAGGTAGTGGAACGACTGCCGAAGTATGCAAAGATTTAAACCGCAATTTTATCGGCTGTGATATTAATCCGAAAGCAGTTGAAATTACGCTCCAAAGATTGAATAATGCACGAAATTAACATTGCTGGTAACGTATTTATATATTCATAAAAAGTTAATCAATCCAATTAATAAAGCGTTATATAGTCACATTTATTGAATGATATAAATAAAATGGAATACAATAGGGAAAAGATACTAAAATACCTCGAATCTCTGAGGTGGCCTGACGATGCCATTGTCTGCCCCTATGACTCCTTCTCCAAGTTCTATCGTACCGACGACCCTTGCACCTATGTCTGCGCCATTAATCACCGCAATTTTACGGCAATTACGGGCACTCCACTTGAAAAACACGCAAGGAGGATAGTACAGATATACAATGTAGTCCTCTGTCTGTTACAAGGATATGGGGAGAGTGACATAATTGCAACGCTTGATATTTCACAATATTCACTACGGAGACTATACAAGGATATATTCATAATGTTAAAATACCCCCTACCAAAGAGGCAGGAGGCGTTTCACAACGAGTTGCTTGAAAGGTTCAAGAGGCGCAAGGCAACACGCAACTATGTGTTCTCCTCAATGTTGGGGTTATAGTCCGCCTCTTCCTTCTCTATAGTACGTGCCCTGTCGGACTCCGCTTTCTGCAATAGTCCGCACATCTTACAGGTGACAGGGAAGTAGTAATGAATGATGTTATCATCCTCCTTCTCCTGTCCCCTCTTCATCCCTTGAAGGTCTATCAGTTGCTTGTAGTAGTCGAGCCTTATCTTTGGGTCTGTCTCCACTATCAGTGCAACATTGAGTTCCCTGATGATGTCCTCCTTTGTCCTCGGAGAGCCGTCACTCATAGGCATTACAGGTGCTGTTTGTTGTGTCTCACCCGATTGTGCGGTCACTCCATAGAAAGCCCTCAGTTCATCCTCAGTCTTTTTGCGGAAGTCATTTTCCCTCCTCGTCTTTTCGCTTTCCTCATAAGCCTTCACCTTTGCGAGATATGTGAGGTACACCTTGACGGGCTGTGATGTGAGAACCTTATTCATCGCATCCTTTATCTTGGATGGGTTTGCGGTTGCTGGTTGGTGGGACAATACATAGGAATCGGAATTGGAGAAGCCCAAATCCACGAGTGTGCAGAAATGGTACTCCTCAATGGTGAGTCCCTGCTCCCTGCATTTCTTTATAAGTTTATTTGAGAATACTGGCATAATCTATCTATAAATCGGTATCTTGTAACACATACATCTTGAATGGACAGGCAACGCATAGCTGCCTATAGGGTGGAATCCCACATTGTCGTCACACGCCTGACAAGGATAAGAGCTGCCACGATACACATTGTAACCTATCGCCCCGTTGCGCTGCATATAAACCTCATCGGCCCAGTTGTAGGCATAGTTCTGGGTTCCCTCTCCGAGTCTGTACAGGCTGCTCATCGTGGACACATATTTCCCTGCACCGAAGCTGATACCCCTTGTCAGAAGCCTTGTGGCGGCTATTTTTGCCCCCTTTTCGGCAAGGACTCCTTTTATTGAGACAGATGAATAGGGTTGTAACAAAAATGTACTAAAATCGTTATAAACGGCATTTATAGGCTTGGAGAGGAGGAGTCCTGCGGCTATCATAGCCTCAAACTCATATTTTGCCTTCTCCCCGTAGTCTGCGAGTCTTGCATTGATGTCCACGCCTTCTATGGGGCGGTTTATATATCCTATCACATCGAGTTCGTCCTCCCTGTCATTCTTATTCATCGCAAGGGTGGCACACGCTATCGCATACCTCTCCATAATCTGATAGAGGTCTCTGTTAAGTTTATCAATCTCCTTATCTACCTTTTTGTCAAGTGCCACATACTTGGCAAAGGTGAAATACGAGGGAACGACACCCTGATTGTATGTCATTGTACATATACGCTTGAAGGTGTTTAAATACTTTGACTTTACCGCAGTGGTCATTAACTCCGTCTGCTCTATACGCCTCCTGGCATAGTATATTGCCTTCTCGGTATCTGTCATTATGGTGCAGCATTAAAATTAATATCCTCTGGAGTGGTCATTGCAGCCTCATCCCTCTGTTGCTTTATGATGCGGAAATACTCGTCATTCTTCCCGTAAGGTGTGAGTGATGAAGCGGTCTCCTTTGAAAGAAACTCGTTCTGCACTCCATTGAGTAGGTTCTGCATGAGTTCCGCCACATTCTGGTGTACATAAGGCTCTATCCAAGTGTTGAGCTTTAGGTTTTTCATAGGCGTCATCTCGTCTATTTCCAGCCCGTACCCGTGAGCGAAAATCTTAGCCATATCAGCTATTGCCATATCTAACTCGGCAGCATCAGCCATAGCTTTTTCTATCGCAGGGGAATAGAGTAGTTTAACTGCAACCCCGGGCAAGTCGCCCGATTTCAGTTCAGGAGGCAAGACGGTAAACGAACCCTGAAAGATGTTTTGTAACAGAATCTTCAGTTGAAGTTCGAATGATGCCGAGCCGTCAGGGGTGTTGAGGAAGGAGGCTTCAGAAGAGGAATCTCCCGTGATAGCCTTGACGGGTGCGTATATGTCCTCACCTCCAATGATATTGACCGAGTCTCCCTTCAGAAACATAATGGGAAATGCGTATGCCATATTATTCTGGCAAAGGTGTGATACTGCCAACTCATACTTGTCGCACGAGTTTTGTGAGTCAGACCAACAGGCACCATCGGCATTACGGAAATAAGCTACGGGTATAAAGTCGAATCCGTGTGCAATAGGTTTACGAACTTCGGTATATCCGCTAAGACCAAATACCTCTAACAACTTTATAGCCTTTGCTTCCACCCCTTTTAGTGGTTGTGAATACAGATAGTGATTAGTCTTATCCCATACCTCCACAAATACCTTTGCTTCGTTACCTGCCTCATCATAAGACTTGTACTGCCTCGCAAAGAGTTTTAGCCTCATCATATCGTCATAGTGGGCATATAGCTTGTCGCCATTAAGGTAAGAGAAGTTACGCCAAGAGAACTTGCCATCATTAATAACACCCACTACTGCACCATCTCCTGTTACCTTGATTGACTTGGCAAAGCTATAAAAGGCATACTCCGAGTGCTTCATCTGCCACCCTTTCTTGAACTTGAAAAACAGGTCTTTCTGTGCTTGTGTTTCTCTTGGCTCTGTGAGTTCAAAGCGAATATCGTTACCGCAAAGGTGGATTATCTGTTTGGTGGCTATTATCTTCTGGAAGGGGAAGGCACATCTTATGACCTGCTCTACATAGTATTTCTTCGTCTCCAAATCCTGCCTTACCTTGTCCGGATAATACACTGGGTCGTTTATCCTGTGACCAGATGGGTAGTATTCCCTAAGGAAGTCTGCTTGTGTGACAATCTGCCAAGAGGCGTTGTCCATACCATTGTCCATAGGGTCGTATGACACTCCGCTCGTGTAATATCCCAAGGGTGTTATTCTTGTAAAGGCTTTTTTTGAAAGAACCTCCCTTAATTTAATCTCTGCCATCTTCTTTGTTTTATAATATTATAGTATTCCCCTTATCCTTACCGCCCTCTTGCGAAGGTCGTGACCGAATGCCATCCTCGTTATCATGGACTCCATAAAGTCGGGCGACCATCCGAGGACACGCTTCATCTCCTGCTTGTTGATGAGTGTCCAGCACTTGTCCACAGTCGTATCGACACGCCTTATGGCTTTCTTCTCCTTTATAAGAATATCCTTCAAGGTAAGTCCCCTATGCCTCTTAACATTGAACCTTCTCTGCAAGAGAGAAGGGTCTATGCTTATCTCCATGTTCTTGAACATCTGAACGAGATGATAGGCACATTCGGACTTGTAGTTGTTATAGAGTGTCCTGTCACCATTGGTGGGTGTTCCGTTATTATTGAACTTCACCGCCCTTGGGAAGAAGCCTCCGAATATCTGCCCTAATCCGTTGTTGTCATAGGCAAAGTCTTCCTCCTTGACGCCCCACATCTTCAATAGTTGCTGCGCCTTCTCGACAAGAAGTTTGGAGTCCACCTTTGCCACCTCTATGTCCACCAAGTGAAACCCCTTCCAATGCCAGAATACGCAGTTGTCACCACCCTCCAATGCAGGGTCGCAGGTCATATAGTGCTTTCCTCCATCATCCTTCGGAGAGTTGGTAAAGAACAAGTCCATCTGCACCCTCGTAATGAGGTCTGTGCCCACTTCCTTGAACTTCCAGTTGCCATCCAAGTCCCTTGCCCTCTGCTCTTCGTCCTGCTGTGAAAGGGATGCCATATATGAAGGGTCTGACTTCAGCAGTATCTTGTTCTCGGTAAGCTCACCTATGATGAATGTGACTTCCTTGATGAACATATCCTGCGGAGTGGTGAACTCATAAAACTCATCCTTCCAGTATTTGTCTATGAGGTGTCTTGCCTTCTGGTATGCCTCATCCCTCGTATCTCCCCATATAATGTCCACAACCGTATCACCATCCATAAAGCAGTACCTTGACTTTCCACTCCTCTCTGGAAGTGCAATTCCATCCTCTCCTATCCACCAATCAATGAACTCAGCCACCCAAGAATAGGGGTCTGGATTACAAGTGGCGAATATTCTGTTGCGTATGTTCTTCGAGTTTCGGTTACAGGTCAGTAGGTACTTGAAATATTTGTACGGCATCTGCGTAACCTCATCTATGCCTATATATGGTATCTCCCTTCCTTGAAACCTGTCCTTGAACTCCTCGTATGAGGCATCCTTGAAGTAACGGAACGATATGGAGCCTCCTCCAAACAGCTTCCATGACATATCGTCTGACGAGCGGTTGTAGTTGCCGAATGGCGGGTAAAGGTTGTTTGCAGTCTCTATCAGTGTCTTGAAGTCGTCCTTTTCCTTTCTCAGTATGTATGACACGAAGTTTGGGTTGCGTATATCCTTTATGGCCTCATCAATGAGTGCGAATGACTTTCCGCCTCCCCTCTTTCCTCCATAGAACATTATATCTGCCGTTGATGACAATGCAATCTCCTGTCCCCCTACCTGCGGCACTATATGCTTGTGCGGCTCGTTGAGGGAGCGTATGTGTTCCATATACTCATAGGACAGAATCCTTTTTCCATCCTTTGTCTTGTAATCGGTATATTTCTCCATAAATTAATACAAAGTTACGAATTTTTTTTTAAAATCCATACAAGTATAGTTTTTTTTTCGTAACTTTGCATAATGAAAACATAGTTGTTACCTAATGCAACAATGATGTTATATAACAAATATGTTACTTAATCGGGGAAAAACCCCAAAAAATAAAACCGATGGAAGAAAAAATCTACCAGAAATTAATCGCAGGGCTGAAAAACAGCCCACTATCAGACCGCACTATAAGGGCAAAGGCTCAGAGAATGGCAAGGAAAATCACGACTGACGAACTATTGACAGACGATGTTGTAAACGAAGCCATTGAGGATTTGAAGGAATTGGGCGGACAACTGAACAAGGATGTGGCCGACAAGGTGAAGGAGCAGACAGAAAAACTGACTAATATCCAAAACCAAAATCAGCAGAACTCACAAAACACACAGAACACAAAATCAACACAAGAACCAGACAATGATTTGGTGAAGAGAATTGAGGATGTGGAGGCAAAACTTCAGGAGTCACAACGACTATTACAGAAGGAGAGGCTCTTGGAACAGACAAAGACACTATTGAAGGCACAGAACGCAAACAAGGATTATATCCTAAAGAATGTTCTTGCAAATGTAGTGGTTGCCGATGGTGAGACTGCCGAGACATTGGCTGCAAAGTGCATACCTTTGTACGACAAGGAATACAAGGAGGCTTATGGCGAAGGTGCGACACCGAGAAACGCAAATGACGAAAATGGTGCTGCTGCGGAGGCCAAGAGGGCACAACTGCTTGAGTTCAAGAAGTCGAAGGAACAGAAAAAATAATTATTAACCAAAAACATTTAATTTATGTTTAACACTTTTGGCTCAACAACCACAACCATCGGGGGCGGTGTTCCCGTATGGAAGAAGGTTGAGGACAAGCTGACAAGCGGTGCTACACTGGGAATTCTACCTGCCATTGGCTCGGTACTCCCTGCCGGTACACCCGCTGCCGTTTCTGCCGTTGGCGGGACTGCTTATCCTATTTACTTCTGCGAGGCGGCCACCGGCGACTCCATAGGTTCTACCGCCCTTGTAATCAAGGCTGGGGACAACTATGAAGTACCTGTCGTTGGCGATAAAATCACCGTAGTCGATGGTCAGGAACTGACAATATCTGCCGTAGGCGATGAGACTAATGATGTAATCACACTCACCGTCACCGAACTTACTGCCAACATTGCTGCTGGTGCTATCCTCTATCTTTCCGAGAAGGATTCAAAGGACATAGCCCTTGCCAATTTCGCAGGACTCACAGAGAACGATGTATATGCCGAGACAGGGACTACTGCGGCCACCGTTGCCGTAGTAACTTCTGGTACGGTATATGCCGACAGGGTTCCTTTCGTACCATTCTCTGTAAGAAACCGAATCCCTAACATAATCTTTGAAGGAGGAATCTAATTATGGCTGATATAAGAGATGCTGCATACTATGACCTTGTAGGTCGCTCTTTGGCTGGTGTAAGCTACCAAGAGTTCGTGGATACTATCTTTGCAGATAAGTACAACACTCCTGACACAAGCGGATTCGTCTGGGACGAAGAGATACAGATGGACTTCACATACCATCAGCTTCAGGCTGAACTTGGTATATATGCTATGGCTACCTATGTTGATTTGGACTCTCCTGCACCGCTTCGTGGCGTAGAGGGGCCTGAGATTAATACAGGCAAGATTCCACGCTTCAAGCATGGCTTCAAGCTGAACGAGAAGATTATCCGTGAGCAGATGATTATGGCTGGTAAGGGTGCTTTCGATGCTGCCGCAGAGAGGGCTATCATGTCTGTGCTTTATAACAGCACTGACAAGCTTATCGGTGGTAACTATAACACCCTTACATACCAAAGGCATCAGGCCGTTTCAACAGGTAAACTTGCCTTGCTGAACACCAATAACCCTCAAGGTATCCAGAACATCACCTTTGACTTCAAAGTTCCTACTGCCAACATCACTACCCTTGCAGGTAACTATCGTTGGTGGACTGATGATGCTTACACTACTGAGGGTTCAAGTTCAAACCCTATCGCTGACCTCGTAGCTATTGTTAAGGCTGCCGAAGATGTGTTTGCACCTGTGGATAAGTTTGAGGTTTCCAAGAAAGGTTTTAACCGCTTCTTGGGGCACTCTAAGGTGCTTACTGCTCTTGGTTACTACTACAACCCTGAGGCCGCTTCTGATGCTATCGCTACTAACATTGCTAAGAGACTTTCTACTGAGGAGTCAAGAGTGCTTCTTGAAAGAAAACTTGGTGTTAGTATAGTTATCATAGACTCCGTATCTGCCGTTGAATCTTACAATAAGCCCACTAATTCTATTGTTAAGACTAATATCAGTTCATTTGACGAAGATGCTTGGGTTCTTATGCCTTCGGGCGAGATTGGAACAATCAAGGCCGTACAGCCTATCATTATTCCTGACCCTGCTGCTCGTGTAGCACTCTATGATGGTGGTCGTACCGTTCTTACTCAGACTTTTGATGCTAAGAATAAGTATCAGTACATTGAGTCTGAATTGACTGCTCTTTGTGTTCCGAGCAATACCAAGTACATGTACTACCTTAACATCAAATAGTTATGGCACTCACCATTTCCGAATATATAATCGGTTCTGTTGGGTTCGATGTAGCCGACACCGCCCTCTCCACCATATACCATAAAAGGTCTGTGGTGGGGGAGGCCGATGTCTCTACAACCACTCAAAAGACGCTTGACCTATGTGTTGCCGATGCCTTACGCTGGGCTGTTACGATGCCGAGTGGCAGTAAGCGTGTAGATGATGCCGATGCGGGGTGGAAGCACTCTGAATCCTCAGCCTCATTCTCAACTTCCGACAAGGCTCTGTGGCGCAAGATGGCCGATGAGATATATGTGGCAAATGGAGAGCAACCGATAAGTATAGGATTGAAAATACACAGGCTATGACAACAAGTAACCCCCGTTATCCGCACAGCATAAGGATTGTACGCACCGTGTCCTCCGCCTATGACCCCTTTACTGGTGGCACTTCCACCGAGGAGGAGATATATCATGGGGAAGGGCGCAACTACAAGGCGAACAATACCAACGCATCCAATGGAGTCCTCGTATCGGACTATGCCGTCTCAATACCCTTCGTGGAGATAGATATAATGGCAGGAGACCAGATAAAGGTTACAGACAGGATGAGGGCTCTTGATGGTGCTAAGATAATGGAGGGTGAGATTGTCGATGCCTATTTGGGCAATCTGGGACTGACCGTATATTGGAATAGAAAGAACACCTGATGGATAACAAGAAGGCTTTTATGGATGGTATGAACAAGGCGAACGCTATGATTGCCGATAGGGTCGCACTTGCCTTTTTCGGGCTTGGGCGTGAACTACTGGAGGATGCAAGGATGTCTGCCGAGTATCGCAACCTTACGGGTAACACCATCACATCATTGGCTTTCGGCCTATACCGCAACTTTGTCCTGAGCGAGGTTATCTATATAGAGGGTCTGCAACCTGCAATAAGGGCTAAGCTGAGAAAGGGAGAAGTAGTCAGGAACTTCATTGACTACGACTCCAATCTCAGACCTTATTTCAGGGCCAATGTGGATACCGATGCTGGATATGGGGAGACTACATCAATGCAGTTTCTCCAGTCGTGCAGACCAAAGACGGCAAATGGGATTATCCTTACCACAGGTACTGAGTATTCCGAATATCTTGAGCAGGAGTTGGGACTCAATGTCCTTACCGAGACAAGGGACTACGCAAGAAGCAGTGCAGTGCAGGTATTTTTTGCGAATTTCAAGAGGATTGAATAATGGATATAGGAAATTATAACATAGCAGATTTGACACAGGTAGTCTACAACGCAATGTCGGGAGTGAGTACAAACATATTTACTGATAGACCGCTCACCACACCAGACGGAATGACTGACTTTGTTGTAGTGAAATTTCCCACATCCGTTTACAATCGCTTGGGAACAGGCTTTACCTCCTGCCGTATATCACTCTTTGCCCGTGATGTGACGGCTAATAACATTACTTATGAGAATATAAGTAAGCTAAAGACGATGCAGACCGCAGTTTACGCAAAATTACCTATAACACACGCCAAGTGCCTTATAGGTAATCCGACTCCCATAAATGCAGGGAGTGACAAGCTCGGTTTCCATTGTATTCATATAAATTGTGATGTAACAATAATTTAATTTAATAAGACTATGGCAATTAAAACTATGGCGGATTTAAAAGAGATATTCAAAGGGGTATCTTCTATTCGTCTTGCGACCACAGTACAAGCTTCCCTCGCTACCGCAGCGTGGGATGTGGAGCTGCCCGTTGCTAACGACTCACTGAACATAACTCAGGCCGATGGCACTCTCAATCCCCTCAAGGTATATGGACAGGCTGGTGCTTGGACTATCGTAGGGGAGACAGGCGACATATCAATGACGATGTTCGTTCCTTCGATACACGATGATTTGATGGATATTTTCTATCAAAAAACCGCAGCCTCGCTCTCAAGTGCAGACGAGACTATCGGGGCTGTAACAGGCTCTTATGATGGCTACGGCTACTTCCTGACCAACGAGATGATTGAGGGTTCTATGATGATTATATCAGAGGACAGGAAGAGCGCATTGTTTATCCGCAACATACAGGGTTATCCTGCACTTGTATTCGACTCACCTCTTGACAGACCTATGGGTGTCAATCTGAGCCTTCAAGTGGTTGGTGGAGACACTGAGGCTGATATAGCCTTCCTTACTTGGACTCCTAATGCGTAAGTAGATAGAGTGACGAATGGAGGGGGTGGGTAAATTGCTTACCCCCTTTTTAATAAATAAAGATATGTTTGTATTAAGAGAGGTTTTAAATTCCGGCGAGGAGACCAATCGGCTTCTCGGCAACACCTACTCCCTGTTCCGAAGGGGGCAGGAATCATTTGAAAGGATAGGAAGGGAACAGAAGTTTACTGATTCCGTTACAGCCGTTATCACAACCGATGATGGCATTTATCCCATTGTGGCAGGTCGCAGGACTTATGTGATGCAGGAGAATGGTGCTACATTCGCAAGGGTGGACATACCGCTTCCCTCACGGAAGGACATAGAGCGTACAAGAGAGGTATGGGATGGCAATAAAGACAAGGAGGACTGGTAATATGGCAAAGATACAAGACGAGAGACAACTGAGCAGTATTGCCAATGACGAGAAGGATATGGTTCTACTTGGCAAGAAGAGAGTCCCTATAGGATGGCTGAAGAGGAGCACTTTGCGCAAGGTATCCTCGATTATGGTTGATGGCAAGACCGATACCAAGAGTGAGAGTCAGGCGACTTGTAAGTTGGCTGCCTGTGTTATGGCAAATGGTTTTTTCAGAATAAAGTTCATTTACCCTTTCCTCTGGCGATGGTACTATTATATAAGGCAGTATGACGACAGCGTATTGCTGCCGATAGTGGAAATGGGTAAAAAAAAAGTTCAGCTGACGGAGTATTACTCAATTATGATGTTAGCCCAAGGCTTGAAAGATACTCTTCAGACAATGACGAGGGAAGAAGCAAGTCGTATCCTCCAAGAACTTTCATCGGCACACAGGGAATGATAGCCGAGAAGCACGGATGGCTGTTTGCACCGAGAAACATATTCGGCTTCTCCATTCCGCAATGGGGCTATAACTGGGGTTATTCCAATGCCTATCTGGAGATATTGCTGACGGACACCGTGATACTTGACTTCGGGGATAAGAAAAAGACTACCAAATACGACATAGCGAGGACTAAGGAGGTTTGGGAGAGAAACAGAAACATAGAAAATAAGGGCTGGGGTTCAGTCGCAAAAAAATAAACGGATATGGCAGACTTGGGTAATTTGTTTTTCAGTTTAGGTCTTGACACCAAGAATATTGATGCCGCTTGGAAGAAGGCTTTTGAGAAGTATGGCAAGAAAGCAGAGATAGGATTACGATTCGATACTAAGGCTTTTGAAAAGGTTGAGGCGACTAATGCCAAGATTATTGAGCAAAAGGCAAAGTTACAAATTAAAGAAGAGCAAGTTAATCAGGCCGTTATTAATACCCTTACGGCAGAAGAAAAATTGAATACTGCCATACACAATAACCAAGCTGCTAAATCAAAGGCTGTCTCGGCAGAAGAGAAAATTAACGAGTCTGTTGTAAAAACAATAACTGCTGAACAAAATCTTGTTACTGCCACCAAAAACACCGAAAATGCAACGAAAAGAATTGTGCTTACCCAAGAGCAAATCAATGCTGCTAAGGCAAAGGCGGCACAACTACAATCGACTACTAATCTTAATGCTACTAAGGCTGTTACGGAGGGTAAAAGACAAGTTTTAACCGAGGAACAGATTAATAAAATTAAGGCTCAGAGAGAACAGATTATTGCTCGAACAAACATAATGAATAGTAAGGCCGTAAACGACATAAATAGGCAAAATTCGGCAATCACTACACAGCACCGATTGATGCAGAACATCCATACCCTTGCTGCCTCTTATATTTCCATTTTTGCAGCAGGAAGGCTCGTAAGGAGTCTCGTGGAGGTCAGTGGTGAGTTTGAGATGCAGAGGGTTTCATTACAAGCCATATTAAAGGACTTGGATGGTGCTAACAGGATTTTCGACCAGATAAAGAAACTCTCCGTACAATCCCCGTTCCAATTCAAGGACTTGATTTCATACACCAAGCAGTTGTCGGCTTTCTCTATTCCGATGAATGAGTTATACGACACTACCAAGATGCTTTCCGATGTGTCGGCAGGTCTTGGTGTCGGTATGGACAGATTGGTTCTTGCCTATGGTCAGATTCGTGCCGCCTCTGTATTGAGAGGACAGGAGGTAAGGCAACTCACAGAGGCTGGTATTCCAGTCATTGAGGAGTTGAGAAAGAAATTCGAGGAGTTGGGAGAGACGGGTATCACTGCATCCGATGTCTTTGACAAGATTTCGGCAAGGCTCGTTCCTTTCTCTATGATTAAGGAGATGTTCACAGACCTTACCTCAGAGGGTGGTAAGTTCTATAAGATGCAGGAGATACAGGCTGAGACTCTTAAAGGTAAGGTTTCCAACCTCAAGGATGCCTACCAGATTATGTTTGCCGAGATAGGGGAGAAGGGTGATAGTGTATTGAAAGGTGCTGTTGATGCTACAAGGTGGCTTATAACCAATTACGAGGAGGTGGGTAAGACCATTCTCGAACTTGTGGCCGTATATGGCACTTACAAGGCTGCCGTAATAGCCCTCAACACTATTAACAAGATTCATGTGGCAATGATGATGGCACAGGCCACATCCACAACAACACTAACGACTGCTCAGACCATTGGAATAGCAAGTACAAATGCCTTTGCCGCAGCGCAGACGAAACTCAATAATGCCATTATGAAGAATCCTTATGTTTTAGCAGCAGCAGCCGTGGCAGCATTGGGATATACCATCTATAAGGTAATCACATATCAGGATGAGTACAATAAATCCCTTTCCAAACTTGAAAACTTTTCAAGGGATGCACAGAAGTCCATAATTGCCGAGACAAGCGAACTTGACAGACTATATGCCAAATTGGAACTTGCAAAGAAAGGAAGTGCGGAATATTTATATGCGAAGGATGCCATACAGAAGAAATATGGGGGTATCCTCAAGAACCTTGAAGAAGAAAAAGGGCTTGTGATAGATGTTGCCGATGCCTACGATGTGTTGAAGCAGAGTATTATAGGTGCTGCAAACGAGAGGGGCTATCAGAAGGCAATCGCTGGTGCTGCCGATGATTATGCCGAACAACTGATGAAGGTGTCCGATGTCCTTAACAAGAACCTTGATGTATTGGTTTCTAAGGGCAAGATTTCAAGCAAGTTCTCCGCAAGGGTTACAGAGGCTATGACAAGCGTGTTTAGGGGCGATGTTGCCTTTAATGAGATTGACAAGGAGGTACAGGATTTCGTAAAGAAAACCGACAAGTCCCTGTTTGGTGCTTTGTTTGAGATGAAGTTCGGCACTCCAAAAGGTGACTATGACTTAAATGCCCTTATATCTTGGAGTCAAAGGATAAGGGAGGAGTTCAATAAGATAGAGTCGGAGGCAGCCAATCTCTTTGGTGACAGGTCAAGAGAGGGTGATTTTGTCGGCCCTGTATTAGACCCTTCCAAGATAGTGGCCTCATCAAAGAAATGGGTACGGGATATTAACGAATTTCTCAAAAAATCAGACCTTTTAGACAAGGGTTACGAGAAACGCACCGAGGAGTCACCAGAGGATTATATAGACAGGCTGAGGGGCGAGTACAAGAGTGTAACCGAACTCATATCGAGCCGTTCAAAACTTGCAGGGGAGGATGTGTCTGGACTGAGAGATAAACTTGCCTCATTAAAGGGCATTTTTAAGGCCGCTAATATATCTCCACTCACGAATGAGGAATTGTCCAAACAATCAAAGAAAAACGAAAAGGAAGCCGATAAAGAGGAAAAGGCAGCCGATAAACTCAAAGACCTCGTTACGAAACTTGAACTCGAGCTGAGCAAGGCAAAAGTGGACTCTATGGAGGAGGGGTGGAGAAAGGAAATTGCCGAGATGGACTATCAGCACCAGAAACGACTTGAAAAAATAGAGGAATACAGAAAGGACTTGCTTGACTTGCAAGAGAAGTCTGGTGGCAGTGGTACAACGCTTACCGCCGATAATGCAACAACCATAACAGGTCTTATCACAGAGGAAAACAATGTATATAAGGCAAAGCAGAAAGCCAACTATGAAAAACTGCTTGACAACTATGCAGACTTTGAGAGAAAGAAGCAGAACCTCGACAAGTGGTTTACCGAAGAGAAGCTGAAACTCCGTAAGCAGGAGACAATAGAGGGCTACGAGGAAAACCAGAGGGCATTAAAGGTCTTGACAGACAATTACCATAAGCAGATGCAAGAACTTATGGATGATGAACTCAACCTTATGATGAAGTCCTCGCCATTGCTTGTAAGGATATTTTCCGACACGGCCAACCTGTCAAGAAAGACCATTAAGGGAATGATGGCTGATGCCAAGCAACTCCTCAAATATATTTCCGGTGACAAGAGCGTGGGCTTACCAGCAGGGATAAAACCAGAGGATGCCGACAAGATGATTGGAAAATACAAGTCCATAAGTCAGCTTCAGGAGACCATTATGAAGATGGAGGAGGATATGGCGGCAAAGAGAACATACCCTTTTGCAAGTTTCGTAAACTCGTTTGATTTCATAAAGAGGGCGCACGATGAGATAAACTCCATCAGAGAAGATATGTCCGATGAGGAAAAGCGAAACAAGGAAGTTGCTGCGGAGGCTTTCAAGACACAGGCAGCCAAATCCTTTGGTTCTGCCGTTGCCGAGGCGGGTGATGCAGTCCTCTATGTTGCCGACTCTATGGGTAAACTGGCCGATGCAACCAATAATGCCAAGCTAAAAGAGACTGCCGAGCAGTTCAAGAGTATCGGAAGCCTTATGTCGGCAGCAGGAAAGGGGGCAAAGGAAGGAGGATTGGTCGGTGCTATAGTTGGTGCTGCAACGAGCATTATAACACAGACAGTTGATGCCGTGGCCGTGGCAAAGGCAGAGCAATACGAGTTTGAACAGAATGAGATAGACTTCCTCAATACCTATAAGAGCCTTCTTCTCACATTAAAGGAAGAGGACTATGAGACAATATTCGGGGTACGATACCTCTCTATGGCTTCCGATGCCGCCAAGAACGCAGCAAAGGCCATAAGGGAATACAACACACTCCTTGCCAAGAGGACTGCACCAGAACTTGAAAGAGAAAGCTGGTCAAAAGGTTTTGCGGCCTTTACAAGTACACAGGGGCTATCCAATCTCATACAAGTAGCAACGGCAGAGTCAAAGACCGCCCTAAACGCATACAAGAAAGGATATACCGACATTCAGAGAATGGCCATAAAGACAAAAGACCAGTCTGGATGGGCTAATTTCCTTGGTAAGAAAGACCAATACAAGACACTATTTGACCTTGCTCCTGAGATATGGGGAGGCGATATTGGGGGAGATTTCAATATAGATGCCGCCAACGCCTTCCTTGAGACAAACACTCAGATAACGGATGAGCAGCGTAAACAGATTGAGAACCTTATAAAGCAAAGGGAACTCTACGATGAGAACATAAACATCATAAGGGAGGACATACAAGATACCTTCGGGGATTTGGGTGATGCAATGACCGATGCCATAGTGCAGTCGGTGACAACTGGTGCTGATGCCTTTTCCATATTTGAGGCTGCTGGTATAACAGCAATAGAGAATCTTGGAAAGAAACTTATTTACGAGTTATTCTTTGCCAATAAATTTAAGAAATTACAGGACACCATTGAAGCCACATATGCAGACGAGGCTAACCAGACACCGGAGGATGTTGCCAATGCACAGAGAAAATTGTTGCAGGACTTCTTCTCCACCATAGGAAGTGATATGAAGAACGCACAGGAGTGGGCTGAGAAATGGAAGCAGGAGTCACAGGCGGCAGGATTTAATGTATGGCAGAATGACAGCGACAACACCTTTGCCTCTGGCATAGAGGGTATACAGGAGAAAACCGCCAACCTCTTGGAGTCTTACATAAATGCAATAAGGGCGGATGTAGCGGCAAACAGGCTTGATGTAAAGAATATGTTGCCGATGATAGGAAACATAAACGACCTTATGGGTAATAGCCTTGCCGAATTACAGATGATTAATTCCAATACTCTTCGCAGTGCAAAGGGAACGGAGGCTATAATAGACAAGCTTAACAGCCTTACAACAACCAACGGGGCTGCAAAACTGAATGTAAGGGCTTACACAAACTAAATATATGACTATGGCAACACCTAAATTTCTAATCAAGAAGGGCGAAATAGTGACCGATGTACAGGCACAATGGGGAATAGTGGTGACGGACTTTCCCTTCCTTTCCATAAACGCAAAGCCGAAGAACATTGCGACAAGGTCATACTATGACGAAAACGGGGACTACGAGTACATACCAGAAGTCATTACCTACGAGCCACAGGAGTTTACGATAAAGTTTGCATACAAGGGCGCAAAGGACTCAGCAGGAACGGCAATAGGCAGTTTCATAAACTACATCAGTGCTGAGATTTCCCTTTACAGCGAACACGCAGGGATAGGAAGGCAGTCGTGCCGTATAGTGAGCATTGACGAGCCTGATAGGTTTTACAGGACTGCCACCAAGGATGTCCTCAGTTTCAGCATACGATTCAAGAGCAACGACCCTGTAACCAACGTAATACTTTCGTTATGATATACATATACAAGTCAGATGCCGACCAGAGCGTGTTTGCCCTCAACCAGACGAGTGGTCAGGTGGAGGAGACAAAGGATAGCAGCGTAGCACCTGCGGCAGCGTTTACCCTTGAGGCCACCGATGGCGAGTTGTCCTATGACCAAGACACGGCCGTAAGGGAGATAGAGTTCATCGTAAACGACAGGGGCTATCTTGCCGTTGAATCTGGTGCAAGGGCTATTGCGGACAAGCTGCAATATAATGGTACATTCCTTGAAGTGCCCTTCGTGACACTTACCATAAAATCCTCCGCACCCGTTGATTGGCAGATAGGAGACTATGTGGTATGGGACTATGACAACAACAAGTATTACCTACGGGATATTCCTTCTGCCACAAAACAGGCTTCCGTTGGCACTTATGGGGAGGCTTTCGTATATGAAAATGTGAAGTTCGTCTCTCCTCTTGCCATTATGAAGAGCGTGGACTTCCTCGATGTCGTTGCACCCGAAAGCGGACTGCACTATACCTCACTCCCGACCATTTCATTCTATGGCAAGGTGTCAGACCTCTTGAGCCGTATCAATGCCAATATGTCAAGGCTATATGCCGGATGGAGTATAGTCGAGGCTGACTTGGGAGGGACGGGTGATGTCTATGAGGCAATGCAGGAATACAAGGAAGTGGAGGTAAGCAATGTCAAGTGCTGGGATGCTCTCTTGCTCGTATTCTCTATGTGGAAGGTAGGCTTTACCTATGCCCTCGTGGAAGGAGTGCATACTATAACCGTTGGTGCGCAATATGCCTCGACAGCATCCTTCTCCTATGGTAAGGGCAACGGACTATATCTCATTGCCAAGAATGTGACAAAGGAAGACTCCATAATAACAAGGCTTCGCATCTTTGGCTCTACACAGAACCTTCCTACCAACTATTATAACAATCAGGCGGCAAGTGGCGACATACTGATGAACGAGATGCAGTATGTACCTAACCTTATGATACCATTCACCAAGTGGGGTACTACCGAGGGTGTGCCGGACATTCACAAGGCTTACATAGACTGCAACAGCCCTGATGTAGATGCTTCCGACACTGCCTTTGCCAAGTACGGCATAAGGGAGGCTTCGGTTTATTTTGACGGAACAGGGGATTTGAAGGAGATTTACCCTTCCATAGAGCAGATAACGGCAGACCAGTTGCGTACCGCCATTGCATCATATACTGGCTCTCAGGTTTATTACCCACCTTCCGCAGCCACTTATCCTGATGGTACGAGGATGGATATTATAAAGGCAGGGGACAACACATCCGATGATGGCTTCGTGGAGTCAAGCACTTGGTATTCCGAGGAATCCTCATTTGCGGGTATAAGCGGAAGCGAGACAATGACAACAAAGACAAAGTCACTTGCCTTTGACCCTATATACTATGCGACACTTGGCCTTGAGGGAGCGTATAGCGCATCCTTCACCGAGCAGTACATAACCTTCACCAATGCAGATGAACTAATATCCTATGTGGATGTCAGTATATGGCTCTTGCGTAACGGACAGAGGGTTGCCCTTATAGGCACCTTCACAGCAGATGTGATTTCTGCCACCGAGCATAGGCTTCTTATACCAGAGTTTGCCCTCAGTACCACAGAACCTAACGACTTGATGTCAATAGAGTTGTCGGCACTTGTGACACTTGGTGACTTGGAGTCGGGAGCTACAACGGATATTTCTTGGGAGATGGATAGTGGGACTGTAACATATACCTATTCCAAGACCATTCCAAACACCATCTTCACCATTGACCTGAGGGAGATAGGCTTCGACATAATGAAATTCCTTGCAGGAGGAGGGCAGAATCCTTCTATCTCGATGAAGTCCGGTGCTTGTGCTGGAAGGGAGTTCGTTATAACCAACACCACGAGGATTACAGACGGATGGAGGCTTACCTGTACAAGACAGAGGGATTCATCGACCGCAAAGCAGTTCTTTCCCAACAACAACTTCAAGATTGCCGGGGGGGACACCTTCGTACTGCTCAATATAAGTATGCCCGACATTCTTATAGAGGCTGCATCACTTAGACTCTACGCTGAGGGTTGCAAATACCTTCTTGCCGAGAAGTCTGAGAAATTCGTATATGAGCCGAAGATAGATGAGGTGTATATGGCCTACAATCCAAGTCTCATCAAGGAGGGAATGATGATGCCAGTGGAGGATACAGACCTTGGCATTGACGAGTCGGTGCTTATCAACAGCGTTACAATCAACGAGAACGACAGCAGTGTCCGCGCATACAATGTAGTGCTGAGGGAGAAGGGAGACACGCTTCTTACGGACTATATCAACGAGAGAACAAAGTCACAGGCAAAGAGTACGGTGAGATTCATCGTAAATGCCTCGACACCAAAGACACAATCTGCAAGTTATACTTCCGTTATGAGTTCTCCTTCCGAGTCGCAGGAGTCGGTCGACTATGACTACATAATGTCCTTGATACAAGGACAGCTTGACGAGAAACACCCTCTTGGCGGTACGAGCGTACTTGACCTTACCTCAAGGGAATTATCTATGGTGAGGCTGAGGCTTCCAAAGACCACTCCTACCAATATGGCCGCAAACGAATGGTATCTGTGTATGGTGGATACTGGATTCGGCGGTGAGACTCCGAGTGGTGGAGGTACAGTCACTTCCATTGGACTCTCCATGCCTACAGGATTCTCCGTCTCCAACTCACCAATAGTGAATAGTGGTACTCTTGCCGTTTCCTTTGCCTCTGGATATTCGTTGCCTACTACGGCAAAGCAGTTGCTTTGGGACACTGCTTATAGTTGGGGCAACCACGCAGGACTCTACGCACCCATCTCTGGTGGGTATAACTACATACAGAGCCAGAGTTCGGCAGCACAATCGGCAAACTTCTGGATTACTGGTAATGGAACGGCAGACGGCACTTTCTCCGCCTCGATATTGAGTGCACAGGCATACAACTCTCCTTCCGCCTTCCGTTTCCTTGCCAACAGCGATGCCTTTGCCTTCGGTATGTACTCCGATAACACCACCATATTCCTTTTACAGGCAAATTATTATGCTGGTAGCAGCTATGTCGACTACAATCGTGGCTTCCGTGTGTACAACAACAGGGATTCCGCCACAGAGTTCTATACTGGTCACGGAAGGATGGAGGTGACCAGAAAGACCATTATTGATTCTGAGTTGTCCGATTTCCAGAACACCATAACTTATGACAGGGCTTTTCTTCATTACTACCACCTTGATGTCAATAAGGCATACGCAAGGGTTCTCGATATTGGTGCTTATGGTCGTGATGATGCAGGATATGACAGCAACTCCGGCCTTGTTAGTGCCGAGTCCATTATAAGATTCCTTTATAACACAAGTGTTACATCTTCTGGAAGCAAGGAAGCTGCAAGGTTCTGGAGGGGTTGTCTCTCCATTGGCTATACTGATTCGACCGCTTATAGCTATAAGTTATCGGTAAACGGCACTACATACTTCAATGGCGACTCATCCGTTATAGGCACTCTGACGATGAATGAGAATGTGAATACAAGGCTCACCATACCTTCGAGTGCGCCTACGGGTATGACGGCAGGCCGGTGGTATATGTATATTTTATAGTGTAATTTAGTAAAAATTTCGTAACTTTGTAAAAAATATAGTATGCAAGAGGTATGTAACAAATCAGATTTTATCATCACATTGTCATTAGTTGACAAAGATAGTGTTGTTATACCTTATAATGAGATAGATTGGGAAGTGTGGTATTATACCCATATCCAATTTCCGTACAAGGTAACACATAGGAACGGGGTATTAAGCCCTAATGCAGAGATTGATGGTAATAATATTATCATCAGAGTTAATGCTTTTGATTTCGTGATTAAGGGAAATGTTTATCGCAAAGGGTTTGCCTCTTTTGTTGATGCTAAGTTCCCCGATGGAAAGGCTGATGTATGTTCTATCGCCGAGCAAGTTACAACATTTAAGATAGTATAATATGGATGCTATTAATATTATAGACGAGGTATTGACTATTAATCAAGTAAGGATAGTTGATTCTATGGTTTACCCTGACAGGTTTGGGATAAACGGACTAACACCTTATATCGGGGATAATGGTAATTGGTGGATAGGATACGATGATACCGGCATTAAGGCAGAGGGATACTTAAAGACCTCTGTGTTTGAGATAAATGAAAATGGATATTTAACAGTAACATACGAAACATAATGGCTATAACAACAACAGAATTAGGCAAGGTATTGATAATCTTTAAGGGTGCTTGGGTAGGCGGAGGCTCTTATGAAAAACTCGATGTGGTCACAAATCGTGACTCCTCATATATCTGCATCCTTGATGCCCCTTCTGGCATAACGCTTGACAATACTACATATTGGAGACCATTGTCTCTCGGTGCTTACGACTATGCCGTTGCTGCTGGATATACCGGCACTGCTGCGCAGTTTGCAATAGACCTTGCGGATGTCTCGACAAAGATAAGCACATCTGCGATAGCCAATAATCTTACCACCACGGCAGCGGGACAAGTCCTCGATGCAAGGCAGGGTAAAATATTGGATGCAGCACTTCAAACTAAGGTGGATAGGATTACCGGGAAAGGACTTTCCACGAACGACTACGACAATACTGAAAAGGCAGCCTTAGCAAATAGCGTAAGAAAGACAGGGGATGAAACTATTGATGGTGTGAAAACCTTTTTAAGCTCCCCTATTCTTCCTACTCCTACAACCGATATGCAGGGGGCTACAAAGAAGTATGTTGATGATGCAGATAAGACAAACACCAATCTTTATAATATAACCCTTGCCGTTCCTCTTACCGCAGGGTCTTACTATACCTCAACTACCGCCCGTGCAGCCGTACCGGTTGGAATACGCAAGAGAGGTCTGGAACTGCTCTATGAAACTTCCGCAGGAGTGTGGTACAAGGAGCGATTTATCGGGGAGGTGGCAAATTGGACAACTCCTGCTAATTGGGAGTCAGTGCCGAGTAAAAGTTATGTAGATGCTGCTGATGCGTTGAAGGCAAATCAGACATCACTTGATACCTCAATAGCAGATGAAAAGGCTATTGTTCCTTCAATAGCTTATTATAAAAGGGTCATTGCAGACGGGGGCATTGTGGGAGATAAGACAATTCTTGCAAAGTTATTCACAGACAAGCTGAAATCCCTTGCAACTACGCAGGTGCTTTATATGCCTCATTTGGGGACAAAAGAGCGTACTTCTGGAGTAAATAAATACGCTTCAAAACTCTACGATGCAGAACTGAACAACTTGGATGCTGTACAGGCAACCGAGGCAACACAACCATACATAGGGGAGGGTATCGCACCAAATTCACTAAAGGGATTGAAGTATTGTCAAGGTCAAACACAGACAGGAGAGATTGCATTTACGGAGAAGAGTTATCTGGCAACGGATAGTTGGACTTTATCGCTAATGGTAAAGATTAATAAGAAAGGAAATGGAACTACTGGTATAGTTCTATCTTTAAGCCCTACAATAATATATATATATAACAGCGCAATATATCTTAACAGTGCGTCTGGCGCAGTTTTCGTTGCTTCATATAACTTTGAGTGTGGAAAATCATACTACATAGAATATCAGTACTCAAATGGAGCTGGATTAATAAAGATAAATAACATTCCATTACCAACAACTGCAACTAGCTCTGCTATAATATTTAATCGCATCAGTAACTCGTCATCAATTCCTTTTGACGGCCTTATCTACTATTTCCACTTGCAGAACGAACGTATTTCCGAGGCCGAAAGCCAACAAAACTACACTCTTTTAAGGGCACTATTCCCTGATATTGAAGGTATTGCAATAGGGAATCAGTTTTGGGCTTCAAGTAACTATGAGGGAACTATTGCAGGGGATGGGACTGTTATTCCAGAAGTACAAGATGCAGCCGCTTGGGCAGCCCTCACAACTCCTGCGTGGTGTTACTATAACAACAACACTGCAAATGGTGCAGTTTATGGCAAACTCTATAATTGGTATGCAGTTGAATTGCTGTCAAAATACCCCCCAAAGGGTTGGAGGGTTCCAAGTAAATCTGACTATGACCAGCTTGTGTCTTATCTTGGCGGAAATACCGTTGCAGGTGGAAAAATGAAAAAAGAAGGGCTAACCTATTGGACAACTCCAAATTCAGGTGCAACAAATGAAAGTGGATTTAGTGCAATAGGTTCAGGAACAAGGCGATATAACAATGGAAACTTTGAGACATTACAAACTGCTTTATATGCTTGGACAAGTGACAAGTATGGATTTTCTCTCGTATATAATTCAGCAGCCTCATCATCCTCTGCGTGGGGAGGCTACGAAAAATGGGGCTTCTCTCTTCGTCTCCTTCGTAAATCCCCTGTCGGTGAATCCCGCAGACAGATTGAGAGTGGGTACTTCACAACGGATATAGCAAGTGCAGCGAAATCAATCGCTATTCCTTTCGGGTATGTGGTTAAGGAGATAAGAATAACAACCACAACAAGTGTCACATCTATTGAGGCAAAACTGCATAACACAGCAGGGGCAGCCGTTGCTACATTAATAACAGGAAAGGCTTGTAATACCACATCTACAACTTTTGTTGTAACGGCAGACCAACCTACACTCTTGCAAGATGGAACGGTAAGGGTTACGGCAGCAGGGAACAACGCTACAAGTATAGGTATGAATTTGACAATTATTTGCGAAAAAATAGAACTATGAGAAAGGTAGTTGATTATGACGGCTACAATGAAGCCGAGATTCTTGAAATGTACGAGAATGGCGATGTCAGGACAAATGTCTTTCAGATTGAGGAAGAAGAGACTATCAAAAGTGATACAAACATTGTCTTTCCGGCAGGGGTAATCCAGTTCACAGAGGATGAAATTGCAGAGTTAAGACCAACACAGGAGGAGGTATTATGACAATAACTGACAAGATGCTGCACTTCAGCATCAGCTTCTTAATTGTTTCGACAGTGTTCCTATACTCTCATTTGCTCGATTTGAGCGTTTTCTGGTGCTATCTGGCCTCTAATGTAGTGGCGATAGGGTTTGGGGTCGTTAAGGAGACTATAGACTCAAAATGGGATTGGAAGGATATTAGGGCGGATATTATAGGAATTATAATCAGTGATATCCTGATTGCGATTTTAATAACAATGAAATGAAAAACGGCTTCTTTGATTCGGTCTCACTTGCTTGTGTTGCGAAGGAATTTGTAGACAGCGAATTTAACAATGACGACCTTATTGCAGGGATGGGCGGTGCTGCACTATCATCCCTATCCTATACGATAGATATTGAAAGGATATTCAAGAAAGAAAGACTATGAAAAAAATCTACCTTGAGGGATATGGCCTCGTGGAAATATATCCGATGCCATTCTATATGAAGCCATTTGCCATTGCTTGTGTGCTAAACAAGAAGATACGATGCTCACTCAAAGAGCCTTGTTCTGGCACTATACGGCACGAACTTGTCCATGTATTGCAACAGAATGAACTATCGTGGCCTACATTCCTTTGCCTCTATGTGTGGCTATGGATAAGGGCAGGGTTCAGCTATGAGAGACACCCTATGGAGATGGATGCAAGGGAATGGGCTTACGATACGGATTTTATAAGGAAAAGACCATACAGGAATTGGGAGAAATATAGATGAGCGCACCATCCTCTGCATATCACACACAAAAGGCACTTGCAGGTATTGCAAGTGGGGCTTCCACCTTCAGCGAGGAGAGGTCTCTCTTCGTAGGCAGGTTCCTTCAGAACACAACCCCCACTACGGGTGATGTATGGGGTGACGGCTATTACAACTCAACGGATACTGATGCCGAGAAATTGGCGAAGATAAAGGGCATTTTCAAGCTTGACGGACTTGCCAATTTCCAGAAGTCAGACGGCACTATCGGTTTTATAGGCTTCTGCAACTCACGGACAAGCGCCAACGGATTATTCCATAACTGGAACAACGACACCTCTCCCTTCGTGGCAAGAGGGTCTGGTATGAAGTTGGTGACAACCGAGGTCTCCGATGGTGAGATGCTCAATGATGCAGGACTCAACTGCAAGGCGGAAAAGCCATTGTTTAAGACACAAGGTGGTATTGCAACGCTCATCAATGTACTCAACAATTCGATAAAGCTGAGGGCTTGGTTCAGGAGTGCCTATTACTGCCCTACCACATCACATTCTGTCGATGCGGCCAACGAGGACAACCTCAATGTAGTCGTCTCAACGGAACTCGGCACTATCGGTGTGAAGGAGGAAAAGACATATACGGGAGAGGAATATATTGTGGCCGACACCATGATTTTCTATGTGGGTGAGACCTATGTATTGACCTTGACTGCGACAAATTCGGAAGGAAGCATTACATCTTCCACACTATCCCTTTCCCCTGCCCCTGCTGCGGTAAACCTCAAGTTCGGCTCTACCCTTGATGCGGCCATTGGTGCGGTAAGCGCAAGTACAATCTACATCAACCGAAGGATAACCGATGCGGATGCCTCCGATGGTGTCATTTTCTATGGGGATATAAACGCAAGCACATACGCAACCTCTGGCTACTACCTCAGTATTGTTGCCGATGCCTACGGGCAGTACAAATACTATCGTGTGACAGGCTCGGCAGGCACGGTGACGGAGGTAGGCTCTATCGTTGCAAGGCATCAGGACATCTACTACTACTTCAGTACCATAAGTGCCGCAGATGCGATACAAGACTCCCCTTCAGAGATAATATTATACTACAAGGTGGAGATAACACCCCCGGGCAGCGACTTCGAGGAGAGGACTTATTATGTGAGTTCACTTGCGGGTGCGGCATACGCAGCACAGGGATGGTATGTGAAATCAGACAGGACTACATCACTATATGTCGGTGCCGATGGAGAGGCACAGGTATATGTCGGTGGAGGTTCATAAAAACAATAAATATGGAGATACTCAAAAAACTGACATTCAAATTTGTCATGGTCAGCCTCCTTAAGGCTGCCACATCTGTTACAACAATCCTCTACATCGGGAGGTCGCTCACGATAGGCATTATCGGCATCATTGCCCTTGCCTACTTCGGCTTCGAGCAGTACGAGGAGTACAAGCGGCTCACGAGCCAATAGCAATATTGGAGAAGCCCCGACAAATTCGTTGGGGTTTCTCTTTTTTTATGGTGAAAATAACTTATTTTTTCGTAACTTTGTATTATAATTACACCCTTATGCAGAAATACTTCATACAACCGCAGCTGGACTTTCTTCACAAGCTGAAGACCACATCGCTTACCGCAGAGCAGGACTTGTCTTGGTATCGTTTCCTCAAGACACTGCAAGGCTACGGGGCGGACATCTCGGCAGAACTGACGGCCATATCGCAGGATGCAGCCAATAATGGTGTCGTATTCATGGAAGACGGACACCCTGACGAGGAGAAATCGGACAAAGCGGCTCTTGACAAGGCAAACAGGAAGATGGAGCTTGTATTGAAGGAGGATGTGCATACTAAGGTGCTGGATATTGAAACACTCAACAAGGTGAAGAGGGACAACGAAATAGAGGGGGCGGAATATTTCCTTATGCTTGAGCGGTACTTGAAGGAAGCATAACAACACAATATGGAATTTTGGGACGTAATATCCTATATCGGACCGGCATTGGGCGGTATAGTTGGAGGTGGCACATTTATGCACTACAGGGCAAGAGCCAAACAAGAGAAAAACACTGCAAAGAAGGGAGAGTTTGAGATTCTGCAACAACAGATAGAATTTCAAGGGACACTCATCACAAACTTTCAGAATGATGCTCTCTTGAAAGATGACAGGATCATGAAACTTGAAAAGGAAAATGAAGAGATAAAATACCTGCAGGGAAAACATGACCGAAAACTCTCAGGCATTCAGAAGCTTCTGACAAAAGAAGTGGGGCATAAGAAATATGCTGAAAGGCACATATGCCTTAATGTTGATTGCACTCTTAGAAAACCCGTTTTAGGGGAATTCCACACGGAAGACCCTGAACTAATAAATCTATAATCATGATATTTGAAAATCTTATAAAGGAAAACAGGCAGGAATTCATAGCAAAAGTGATTGAGGTCGCTGCATACCTCCGGGTTAAGCCGGAGCATCTTATGTTTCTAATGTGGTTCGAGACAGGCCACACCCTTGACCATCGTACACAGAACGCCATAGGTGCTACCGGCCTCATTCAGTTCATGCCCTCAACTGCAAGGTATCTGGGTACTACCACTACCCAACTGAGGATGATGAGCAATGTGGAACAGATGGAATATGTCAAGAAACACCTTGCACCATTCAGGGGCAGGTTCAGGGATTGGCTTGACCTATATTGTGGAATATTCTATCCCGTTGCAGTCGGTAAACCAGACACCTTCCGTATAACAAACCCAATGGTCGCAAGGCAGAACCCTCTCTTTGACATCAATCGTGACGGATATATCGAGAAGTCAGAGATAAGGGCTGCGCTTCTAAAACAGATACCCCCTCAGTATAAAATGTACTTCGTGTGAAAAAAATATGGCTATATGTAAGGGTTTGTTTTGTGCTATTCTTGGTGCTTTGGCTCATCCTCTCTCTTCTCCGCATAAGGGAGTTGAGGCGTACCGAGGGTATTGTCGTCAGGGACACCATAACCATAACGAGGATTGACACTATAAAGGAGTCATACCCCGTCTATATATCGCAGAAAGTCGTGGACACGATTTTCATAGCCATTAAGGACACCTTGCGTGTAAATGACACACTATATCAGATAGTCCCAAAAACCCAAAGGAAGTACGCAAAAAAGGACTCCTACGAGGCTTGGGTGAGCGGTTACAACCCATCACTTGATTCCATAAATGTCTTCAACAAGACCATAACCGAGACGATAACCAATACCATCAAGACGAAGCCCTCAAGATTCGGGGTGGGTGTTATGGGGGGGTATGGACTGGGTTTGAGCAAGACGATAAAGCCCACACCATTTGTCGGCATAGGCTTGTACTATCGTATCTGGTAGTCATGTTATCTTGAAGAAATGCGCAGTGGAAGTCCTGCGTAATGCCAAGCAAGTAGTATGGCATCCCTTTCATCCTGATTGCTTCTCTTTCCTATTTTTATAAACAATGACATTTCATCGTGGCTTATCTTGTCCTTTTTGCCACCCCACATCTTGTTTAAAGGTCTTACCACCTCGTGTTTTATGTTGTAAAACTCACAATATTGGACGAGTATCTTCCCAACCTGATGGTTTGCCCCTACTTTTTTTGAAATAATATCGCTTACTCCGCCATATCCCCCATGAAAATTACTCTTTTTATTAAGCCACCCTCCCTCTATTATTACCATATAGTTAGAATATTCGGATGCAAACGACCTGATATATTCCACGGACTGAGGAAATGGGAGTGCGGTATATTGGACATCACCCTTTTTTACATCTAAAAATGCAATTCCGTTTTTATGTACATCGCAGTCTATTGCAAGGATAAAGTCGTATTTATTCATCTTGTCTTTATTTTAAGGTATGTTTCTTCTCTTGTTTCCATTGTTTTTGGTTTTATTTGATTCATAACATCTGAAATTATACCCTTTTTGCCACTTTTTAGCCCGTTTTTTCATACTTTGCACCCAAAGTGGTATAAGTATATATATTCCTATAATTTGTTTCTAAAATGCGCTAAAATATAGATTTATCGAAATATTTACTTGGTTTTAAATTTTCAACACTACATTGAATCTTGCAATTGTTTGCACATTTCAAAGTATTGCTTATACTCCTTCAATTGCTCTTCCGTATACCCTTCTTTCCTCCCTGCGCTTTCTCCTTCTGATAGCCACCAATCTATTGTTTCTTTTTCGCATCCTACGTGGATAACATTCTTTCCGTACCAGATAACAGGATGTCTGGAGCCGGTTATGAATATCGTTTTAATGATTATTTCACCGTCGCCAATTCTAGCACAGTCGCCAATTCTAGCACCGTCGCCAATTTTAGCACAGACTCCAATTTCAGCACAGACTCCAATTTCAGCACCGTCGCCAATTTTAGCACGGTTGCCAATTTTAGCACAGTCTCCAATTTCAGCACGGTTGCCAATTTCAGCATCGTAGCCAATTTTAGCACCGTAGCCAATTTCAGCACCGTCGCCAATTTTAGCACGGTTGCCAATTTTAGCATCGTAGTCAATTTTAGCACCGTAGCCAATTTCAGCACCGTCGCCAATTTTAATTCCTCTCTTGCTTAGTTCTTCTTTTGTTTCAGAAGCATCAAAATCGAAGGCTTTCCATCCTTCGCTGAGTTCCCACAAATAAATTGTTTTCATTTTTTAGTTTTTAAATTTTCAACAAATATAGTAATTAATTCTAATTATACAATTTTTTTCGAATGTTGGCTCAACTTTCCTTTTCCATGCAACTAAATGCTTTTGCACCCAATCCTCCCTTTTTGTCCATTTTTACCAACTTGTCGTAAATGTCGGCAATGGCCTTGTCCTCATTCTTGTTATAGGTTATCGTCTCCCCTCCGCATCTTAGGTAGTGTATGAAATGTTCAAGGCAGTGAAGATTGTAGGTTAAGATAAGTATAGCCAACATGAGCGGACTTGTAACTATTCTCAGTATTATTATTGTTTTCATAATATTTTGTTCAATAAATATGATTAAATTTCTCTAATTTTGTGGGCTTGACGCAATTTTTGTGGAGATATAAACAAGTTAGCAAACATATTAAGACACCACAATCCGAAAGTCCTTTGGTATATCAAATTGTTCCAACACTTTTTTTGATATTGGATATTTAACATTTCTAACTTTACCTTCTTGTTTACTTCCAAAACACCTCCACCATGTACTACTCGGTTGATATTGTCTCGTCTGATATAACACACCATTTAATAAATATTCATCTCGAATATCAGTCCTATATTCATAACCCTTATCATAATCAGTATCAAAAGGATATACTTGTTCTAAAATTAAAACATCATTCAAATAATATTGTAGAATGTTTCTATCCTTACCATCTTTACAATGTTTTGCGTGTTTTACGTTACAAGTTAATTTATATTCCATATAAATACGTTTGCTAACAAGCAATATATATAATTGCCTATTAAGGTTTATACTAATTTTTAAATTTGTGCAAGGCAACTACATATATTGCCGTCCGTTACGGATTATCTTAATACGGATTAAATTCCTCTTATTTGTGTACTTGATGCACGTTTTGTGAATATATAAATAAGTTAGCGGTCAGTTAAAACGGACACTGCCAAATCCTCTGCATTTCTGAAATAAAATATATTTTGCAAATGATGTAATCCTTTTATTTCAATTTGACTTACATATTCAATCCATAATCCATTAACATAATTAATTTGCAATCCTTTTAAATTAAAACTTTGGAAGTCTTTAAAATCTAATTTGATTGCCCCAATTTTTAAAAGTAATTCTTCTGAAATTGGTATTGCTCTTAAAGTATCTAACATATAATAAGGTTCAATCCATCTTTGAGCACATTCTGGATAATTACCATCATCTTCAATTTCTAAATTAATACCACGTTCATCAATTGATTCTACTTTTATAATAGTTTTGAAGCTATCATAAAATTCATCTGTTACTAAATTTCCAATACATAAATCTCGAAAAATAACCGAACCGCTAACACGTGGTATAGTTAATTGGGGGTTTTCTGCATTATTCATCATTTGTTATATTTATTAAGTTTATACTCGGTGGATAGGTTCGTGGTTTATAATCCCCAACTAACCATACCACCAACGTTATAAGCAAGGCAAAGACGCTCCGATTGAACGTCAGTGCCAAGCATTAAGATTTTAGTCTGTGATAATTGACAATTGTCCACAGGCTGCACCGTTTTCAATCTCACTTTGAGTTGCTACGGCAACGGCAAAATCATAGCCTTTTTCTTCTAATTTATTTAGTTTCATTGTTTTTCCTCCTGTATTAAAAGTTCATCAGCCATACGGTAGCTTATTTCAGCTATTAGTGAATAATTAAGTGTGCCTTTTTCTATTTCTACACAATTTGCAGATAACACCCCTTGCATCGCAGCGCAGGCAGCATAAAAGCGTTTTGACACTCCATGTTCTTGTCCGCATGGTTTACCTGAGTATGTATCAAGTAATATTTCAGGAAATGCTGGTTCTTGTCCTAATTTTTCCATAACTATCCCTCCTTTGGCACTAATTCATAATTGTACTCATAATAGACACTTCCTGCAAACTCGATTTTAAAATTAAGCTTGTAGAGTATGTCTTCAGCGAAGTCGTTCAACTCCTGAGAAGTACCGAAACGCTTATAGTTTGTCACACCATTTTCGGTGTAGATGATTAGAAATTTCATATGTTTTAATTTTGATTTATGCAAATGTAAACAAATTTATTTAATCTGCAATACTTAAAAGTGAATTATTTTTAAACTATCTGCTTACCTCTATTATTGCATCTGGATATTCAATACAAGCCTCAAGGTATTTTTCTATAAAGGGAACGAAATGCTTGTATAGCCCCCACCCATTAGGTGAGTTGTATCTCTCATAGAACGATGGCTTGGACTTCATCTCTGCCAACCCCCTTGTCAGAATCCCTATAATGTCCCTTGCGTACATCGTGTGGCTACCTTCAAACTCAAGTTCCTTGTTGTAGCTTTCCTGCTCGATATAGTCATAGTGCAACTTGTAAGGTCTCCAAAGAGCCTCGTATATCCCTGCTGCCTCAGCCATCCCGTTGAGGTTGTGCGTAATGTTGGCTGAATACAATTCCTCCCCATCCTTTCCGATTAAACTTACATCCAAACTCATAATATTCATTTATTTAAATCCAAAAATACTCTTTAAGTGCTCCAGTCCATCATCGGAAGGCTTGATAGATATGAAATTTATCCTATTCCTCACAATGTCCCTTGCATTTTCGGCATCCCTCGCCTCGACCGAGGTTTTCATCTTCTTGCCGTAGAACTCAAAATATACATCAAATCTCATCTTCTATGAATTTTATCGCATCCGTAGCTGTTATTGTATCTTCCGTAACATAGTTGTTACCTTCCTTGTCGGGAAGCACCATTTTAAACTCAAAGTCCTTGTCGTCTGGAAATTCCGTCATAAGGAATCCCCTTATATAGTACGAGTGATGTCTTGACTTGAACCAATGGGTACTCAGATAATCCTTTATTTCCTCTTTTGTTTTCATTTCTGTCTAAACTTTTCGCAATATTCGTGGTCTAATAGCTTATGTTCTTTTCTTAGGGTGCATATTCCGATAATGTCCGTTACTCCGTCTGGCATCTTGCTGTAAGTGCCTGTTATTTCGGCACAATCCCTGCAAAAGTGTGGAGGCTTCTCTATCTGCTTTTTCTTTGCCATAATTTATATTGTTCAATAAATATAATTAAAATACTCCTATTTGTCGGTCTTGACGCACCTTTTATGTATACATAAACAAGTTATACGTAATGCGGTGAAACCCTCAACCATTTTTCATCTTCATACTGCTTCTTGCCATCACAATCAATCAAATACCACCCTTGTTCATTAAAGTAAGCCTTTGTGCTATATGTAGCATATTTCATTTCACTATTCGGCATATCAAAATAAGCACTACGCATAACATCGGCTATATGCAATGCCTTTCCATCTTTATCAAACATTTCTAAGTATTTCATCTTTCGTTCTTTTAATTAAATTAGTGCAAGTTTCAACATCGGCACTGCACATAGCCGAGAACCGTTATAGGCAACCTTAAAAGACATCGCCCACAACAATAGTATCTTTTCCAATTGCATCAAGTAATGGGATTGTTTCTCCATCTTCGGGATGACTATAAACTGAAACAAACATTGCGTCTTGAAATTCCACAACAGAAGAATAACCATCACAAACATGTAATTGGTCTCCTTCATAAATTTCTGTTCCGTTCTTATCAAAGCATCCTGTGAATTGACCTACATTATCAACAGTCCAAGATGTTTCCCCATTGGTAATTTCCCAATTACCATTTGTTTGTTTTACCAAATAACCATAAACCCACATTTCTGTTCCATTTATACCTTGAAACCAACCTCTAAATTTAATTTCTCTATTCATTTTATTTTATGTATTTAATTGATAATCTGATAAAAGGCAGCCGATAACACGTGGTATAGTTAATTGGGGGTTTTGTTCGTTATTCATCATTTCTACTGTTTATTAAGTTTCTACTCGGTGGATAGGTTCGTGGTTTCTAATCCCCAACTAACCATACCACCATCGTTATAGGTCAGCTTGAGAGAGCCACTGCAAACAATCAACGATTGCCATAAATGTAGCCTCTATAAGCGTATCGGCTTGAAACAATTGAAATCCATCGAGCCGAACCATTATTTGTCCAGTTTCTTCATTTAGCATTCCAAAAGTCCTCGGAGTTGCATATTTGACGTATGTAATGCCGTCTCCTATTTCTTTTCTACAAAGTTTTTCTAAAACAGGCATTAACCAATCCCAACGGGTGTGAAATTCTGCATTTGAAATTTGTTCGCTCGTCCAACCTGTATTTTCTTTATCATCAATATTATATATCGGATAAAGATTTGGCATTTTATAAGTTATGCCATCTTCGTATTTTTCCCAGCCTAAAAAGTCAGCGATTAAAGCCGAACCGCTAACAATATGTTTATGCAATTGGGGGTCTTGTGCTAATTCATTCATAATCTGTATTTATTAAGTTTATACTATTTTGACAGTGCAGCGATTTCTACTCCCCAACTGCACAAACATTCAATGTTAGGCAACATGTAAAGAAGCCCACCAATTATTAAACTTCTCCAGAGCAATTTTTTTCTGCATTTTTGCCACCAACACAGTCTTCATAATGATATAGTGCTTTTCGAATTTTCTACAAACCTACAAATAATTTCCGACATTTCCAAATTTTATACAGGCAGGTCGTCAAATTCATCGCCTACGGGGAAATCGTCAATGGTAAGTTGCTTCGGAATCCACCCATAATTGACATTCTCAAACTGCTCGTTTAAAAACCTCTTGCTCTCAATCTCGTAGTATAATCCTACATAGAAGTCCATTGAACCCCTGTCCCTGTTCTTGCAAATCTCAATCACATTGCCGTACTTGAAATACTGCGAAGCCTTCTCGTGTCCCATAAACTCCCCCGCAAAGCGGATAAAGTCACTATTCACCCTATGGACTATGAGCACATTATCCACGGCATTGGTCAGGTCGGCAGTCCCAGCCACATCCACCTTGCGCAGGAATCCCTGAGTCTTTCTCGGATGCGCAACGATATGTATGTGTATGTTGAACCTCTTGGCAAAGGCGCACAGGTCGAGAATAAGCTGCTTCTGCTGCTCGTATTTGTCGCCCTGATAGGCGAAGGTGTCCAATGCCATAAGGTTGTCAAGGATGAAGCAATTAACGCCCTTTGCGACCATGTCCTCCAATCCTTTAAGGATTACATCGGATTTATTGCCGTATTCGTTGTTGTAAAGCCAGAATTTATTTTCAAGCCAGTTGTCGATATAGTCGATTACATTCTTAGGCGTGTAGTAGTAGTCATATTTTTTGTCCTTTTCGGTATATTGCCTTCCTGCCGCCTGCAAATCGAGCCATAATTTCACCTGTTGTGCCTTCAACTCACCAGAAACCATCGCCACCTTAAAACCTCTCTCCACGCAGTTTAGTGCTATCTGGCTCAAGACGGAACTCTTGCCCGATGCGTTCAGCCCAGACCAAAGAGTAACCTCTCCCAGATTAAATCCAGTAATCTCGTTGTCCAATTCCCTGAAGCCACTTGGCATACTTATTATGGCACTCCTGTCCTGCGGTGCAACATCCTTCATCTGAAGGAACATATCACCCTTGACCTCCTTCTTGGCAACGGCTGACTGGGGTTTGGTGTCATATCTTGTCTGCTGTTGGCGTTGCTGCTTAGGCTCGTATTTCTCCCTCAAGTCGTGCCAGGTGTTGTTGGCGCACGAGTTATGGAAGCACTTGAAGCCTATCGCACCGCTCGGAAGCACGAATATTGCGCTGTCTGGTGACTTGTGGCTGCCGTTAAAGGGACACTCCTTGAGAAGAATCTTCCTCGTACCGCCATTGACCATCATCTCCCTGTCAATGTGAAGTCCGTTCCTGTGGATAAAGTCGTCAATATTAAACTGAGGGTTATAGTTGTTGGTGTAGCTTTTCTTCTCCGGCTTTGGCATCATGTTAGCCACCCTCTCAAGAAGCATATAGGATGTAGGCTTTATCACGCTCGGTATCCTGTGTATCCTGCTCTCCCTCTGTGGTCTTTCCTTAGTGTTGCTTCCCTTGCGTGATGTAGTACCATATAGTTTGCATATCCTCGAAGCATTGAAAACAGAGGTGTCCACCTCCACCTCGTCCGTGGAGAACATAACGGAGAGTGCATTGAGGAAGTTCTTGACGAGTTCGGTATTCTCCGGGGTGTTTGTCATTATCACCTTGTAGAGCAGGTGGTATCCATTACTGCTGTCGCACACTATCGGCTTTGCAAACCCAGTGTCACGGAGGAAGGTATATATCCTGTTCACTACCGCCTGAGCCTTTTTCTTCTCCTCATCCGTTGCATTGGTGTCGGCAGGTCGCTTCGGGTCAAGGTCTATCAGCACCCACTCCCTCGATATGATGTCGCTGTCGCTTGTGGTATTCTTTGGGTTCTGCACTATCTGGTTTGCCTGTGTCCTTGAAGCACACGCCGGGTTGATGCCGTTGAGGGTGAAATATATGTTGTAGTTCTGATACGGCTCTACTGCGGCTATCAGGCTCTCCACATCGTTGAAGTATCCAGAGAAAGTCCTCCCCTTCTCTCCCAATATGCGTATCTCCGTCAGTTTATTATCATCCTTGATTACCTCAAAGAATTTCCTTATTTCGAGTGTGTTCATTCTAAAAGTTTGTTATTTCGGTTGTGGGTGCTTGTTGTGGGGCATTGAATATCGGGGTAAATGTAGCACCTTTGTTATCATACTTGCCCTCTAATATCCATACCCATATCGTGTCATTTTTGACAAGCCAATCAAAGTCTGCTTTCCATTTACTTTGATTAACACCCCGACAAAAGTCAGATTTACTTAGTCTGTCCAATACGGATTCTATTGTTTCCTTGTCACCCATCTCCGTCATCCTCCTTGTTATGGCATCTTTTCTCTTTTGCGTTAACTTTAATATTTTAGGCAATGTGGGGCACTTTTCGTGATACATCTCAACAAACTCCTCAGGAGTTACTTTTGTAACATTATTGTTTCGTGGCGGTATTTCATTTGCCTCCTGTGTGTCAGCATTACTGTCATTGACAAACAAGTCCCCACCCACGACCTCCGCTTCTGCCGAAGAAGTTAATTTAGTCTTTTCTTCTTTAGAGTCAGTATTTAATTGTGGCACATCTTCCATTTGTGGGTTATCCATTTGTGGAAAACCCGTTTGTGGATAATCTGAATGTGGGCTTTCAATAAACGAATAATCTACTCCGATAAATTTACCTTTTTCGTCTTTGCATCTTTCAATTTTACAATAGCCATATTGTTGCAATTCTTTAATAACTGAATATACGGCAGTCTTGCTTTCTTTTAGGATAGTACAAATGCCATTTATACTAAAATCCCAATCATCGGACAAGCTAAATATAACGGCATAAAAGCCTTTTGCTTTTAGTGATAGGTTTTTATCTCTTAATCCAATATTTGATAAAATAGTGTAATCCCTATTTTTTTCTATTTTTACTCTTTCCATAATGTTTACTTATTATGTTCATTAGTATGACATATTTCGCAAAGGCATTGTAATTTATCAAGGTTAAGATGCTCTTGCCCGTGAATATTATAAGTTGTGTGGTGAATATTTAGCTTTATTGGTGAACCGCATTTTTCACATACAGAGTTATTATCTTGTCTTACCTTTGCACTTATAATACGCCAATATAGTGTCTTTAAGAATTTCTTGTAGGGCAGGTTCTTTAAACTTTGCTCAATGTTATTATTGGCACAAACTTCTAATAGTCTATTAAAGGAATCATCAACATTGCCTACATATCCACCATTTTTATTTGGTAATATAAGGTTTGCCTTAGATATTTTATTACATTTATAGTTTTTAGGATTCCCAACAATATCATAGTATTTTTGCTCAAAAGAGTACCAATTAGGTCTTACAAACCTATTTCTTGAAAAATCTCCCTTTACTAAGTATCCATTATTAACTAAATTATCAATAGCAAATCTAATCTGCTTATCAGTTAAATAAGTAAAAAAACTACTATATTCCTTAATAGTATTATAAGTCCAGTATCTACCATTAATGAAATTATGTCCATCTCTCATGTTTTTCTCTATCCAAAAGTCAAGATAAAAAGCTACAACTGCTGAGTGCAATCCTACTGCCTTAGCGACATCGGTATTAAACTTATGTACCATAATAAGTCCTCCTAAAAAATTGTTTGTTGTGCTGAATATTCATTAAATCTCTTTACACTTGCGTAAAAGTAATCGGGGTCAAGTTCGCAACCTATAAAAGGTAAGTTAGCCTTGTCTGCCGCTATCCTACTGCTTCCTGACCCTAAGTGGGTGTCTAAAATCTTATCTCCGTCTTTGGCATAGTTCTTTATTAACCATTCGTAAAGCGCAACGGGTTTTTGTGTTGGATGTATTTTGTCTTTATCTCTCGTGTTTGAGCCATAATGTTCAATCGGGATACATTTAGAAACAGAACCAAAAGAAGTCCACCCAAATTCCCCATCAGAATAATTATTCATAGGATTATTTTTATACCAAAATAGCCAACAGTTTGTTGAGTATAGATGCTCTATGAAATTATTAGCACCCCATATTATTTGATTTTTAGCAACATTAAACAATCCCTCAAAGTAATTTAGATTAGGTTTTTCGCCAAAGTCTTTCATTTTACCCCCTATCTTATCTCGCATTTCTTTCGTTGGTTGATTGTCTTTAGCATCTCTATAAGGCGGGTCAACAATCGCTAACTCAAAATACTTTTCGGGTATCTGCTTCAGCAAGTCCATACAATCCATAAGATACACAACAGAAGTAATGCCGTTCTTGTTCGTGTATTCGTGCTTGTCTTTATATCCTGTTATCTCCATAGCTATAAAATCAATGCCCCCAAAAACATTTTATCGGTTGCTATACACACAAATAATGGGTGTCCGATAATAGCTTTTGAGGGCAGATTATATTTCTTAAAATCCATTATTTATTGTTTGTGTATAGCGAATACAAAGGTACGATATTTTTCGCAAAGTTGTACACAAAATCTCAAAAACTTAATGCCGTGATGTGAAATTCATCCACAATATCCCCGTCCCTTATCACCATTTTCCCGATAGCCCTTAATGGCTCTGATGTTTCAAACTCCGTCTTTGCCCATTTTTTGCCGTTTCTGGACACTATCTGTGCCGTTCCTATACATTCTGCCTCCACATATACCTTAATGGCTTTTGTGGGGTAAATAACCCTCTTTGTGGCTATATCCGTTATTATCTCGTGCAGCATATCAGTAGATGTTTAGGTCTGTGTCTATGAAGAGGCTTGTCACCACAAAGGATATGGAAAGTTCACTTGAATGCTTGTCATACCTTACGCTGAAGCCTCCCGTTCTTGCTTCTGTGATATTAAATCTATTTTGTATGTGCGAGATTAATTCAAACACCACCCTTTTCATTTCGAGTATTTCCGGGACACTCATACCTCCATCGTGCCACCATTTCCAGTCAAGTGCAACCATAGCTTTGCGCACCTTTTCAAAGTCGAAGCCATTAATGGCCTCGACAATCATTTCCTGCGATATTTTTATTCTTTTCTTCATAGTTAAAAGTTGATTAAATGTTTTTCAAATTGTTCAATGGTAATGTGCCGTAGAAAAGTGTTCATCAGTATATAGTGGCACTTGTCGTATAGTTCACGGAAGTCCTCCTCCTCCATATTCTCAAAGGCAATGGATGTCGCTTGGTCAACATAGCCAAGACTTGGAAGCCATACCGGGTCTGAATATCCTGCGGTAATCTGTATTGCCTTGCGGAAAGCCTCGAATCCTGCCGTTCCGTCCGGGTATCTCTCCTTCTGAGCCTGACTTCTTAGGTCGAAGGCACAATGCAGCATCTTGAAGTATTTGGCAAGGAGTTTGGGGTTTCGTATCAGTTTTATCTCTGCGGAATAATATTCCCCAATTTTGAGCATTCTCTTCTTGTCGTAGTCCTCGGCATATAACGGGAGTAGTCCCTCCATAGTGTTTTTAAGGTTCAGCTTCATTTGAGTAATAGCCAAAGTATTAGTAATACCATTCCTATCAGCGACCAAAAGAACGCTTGATTTGCTTTTTCTAATTGGTCGGGGCGTTTACCTTGTGTGTTCATAATATTTTAAGTTAAGCAATAATTTCCCAACGATAAACACTACTATAAGTAACAAAAGTGTTTGCATCAATTATTTCCACCACACCACTTGTTGAGAATGTGCCAACATTAAATCTCTCTCCAATAGTGGGTTCTTTAAAAAACTCCTTACTGACCTCTCTTATGGTTTCGTATCCCACCTCAATATTGTGGGGGTGTAGTGCATTTTCTAATTCTTTTAGTTTAGTTAATTTTATTCTCATAACTTAGAATTTAAGGGAGGCCGAAGCCCCCCGATTATTAAATGTAATGATAAATAACTTTGATTTTGTTATCCTTGGTGCAGATAAGCTGCATTACCCTTCTGTATTTCCCTGTCGGGGTTACGCTAAGGTGGTAGTTATTGCCGTTTCCGTAAAACCTCTTCTCCTTCTTCCTTCTCTCCCTTCTGTTGGGCAGTACGGAAATGTATCGGTCTGTGATGGGATTGGTCATGTTACCCTCGGCATCGAATTTCTTTATGTATGGTATGTTTACATTCATTTTTGTATGTATTTTAGGTTAATTAAAATGTGGCATCCTCAGTTGGGAGGTCGTCTGCATTCTCCGCTGATTCTTGCACTGCCTCCTTTTTCGGAGAGGAGATAAATTCAAGCTCATTGCACCAAAGGGTGACCGAAGGAACAGCCTGACCATCCTTGTTTACATAGGCACTTATAGCCAACCTTCCATCGACTGCGATAACCGCCTTTTTCACCAGATATGGCGTTAGTTTGCCATCCTTGTCGTATTTGAGTACATCAAGCCATAAGGTCTTGCGTTGGCCGTTTTCATCCTTGCCGTCATTGACCGCTATGGAGAATTTTGCGTAGGTGTTTCTTCCGATTGTGTGTACTATGGCATCCTTGCCTATAGTTCCCGTAAAAATTGATTTCTGCATAATTGTGTGTGTTAAGTTGTTGCAAATTTAGTTAATAATTTTGACTTTGCAAATTTTATTTTACCCTTCCGTAGATAAGATATTGTTCATATTGCCGTTCTGTCATCAAGACATATTGTCCTGCTATCTTAACGAGAAATTTCATTTTTTAGTGTTATTTTTAAAAATCCCTTTTTCTCAGACTCCTTGTAATAGTCCTTTGCCATCTCTGGATGCTCTTCCGCAAACCTCTTGCTGTCAAAGGTCCTTGCAGTAGTGGGTGCAACAAGTGTTATTTTCAGTCCATCCGTCTCCCAAGACTTTATTCCATTCTCGGCAAAGGTCTCCTCGATTATTTCGGTGTACTGCTCTTGTTGGGCCTTGAGTTCCTTTACCTTTTGTTCGGCTTGGATAATGAACCTCTCGATAGACCTTATCTGCTCAAGTGCCTTTTCCGCCTTGTCTGGAAGCGTTGTCTCTGCCCTGTCAGACTTGTATGTCAAGCCTTTTCTCTCACATTCAAAGAGCCTTTCCACTTCTTCTGTGAGTATGGGTTCTATGGGTATAAACTCGCACTTACCCTTGTTGAACCAGAAGGCAGCCAATCCCTCGACTTTTATCCTGTTCATCTTCTCGAATAGGTATCTGCCTATTGATAGCTGCCAACGGAGTGGTTCTGTATGCAGTTCCCTTGTGGACTTTATGTCGCCGATGAATAGCTTTCCATCCTTTCTGAAGATATTGTCAATCTGTGTGGCAACCATCTTCTCGTCAGATACAAGGTATTCCGTTGCGACAATGGCTATCTTTTCGGCTTCAAGGGTTTCGCCATAAGCCTTTCCTTCCGGTGTGGAGTATTCGTCAAAGGCGCATCCGTTCTCGCAGTCCTCGTGTATTGCCTTTCCCCTCTCGGCAGCCCTTTTCAGTATGGCCTCTGGTATTCCGTCATAGTCTGCGGAGAGTCCGTGCTTTTTCATAAGGGAGGTGACACCTATCAGTCCCTCCCCCTTTGCGTTGAAATATTGGTGGCTCTCCTCAAAGAACCTTACCTTACTTTGCTTTAGATTCATCTATCCTATTTTTATGTTTGTCTTTTAGTCCGATAAATTCCTCTATTGTCTGCCACTCCTTGTGTTTCGACCAATAGCTTACCATCTCGGCTTTGGTGTTCATCTTGCCAAGTTCGGCATCCACTTTTGCCTTGTCGAAAGGTATCTCTTTCGGTTGTTCGGGGATTACCTTCAGTTGTTCGGGGGTTTTAGCCGATTCTACGGGCTTTTTCGGTGTGATTGGAGCTGTTGCCTTGCTGCTCATTGTAAATCGTTCAACGCCCTTGTTGTCGACCACTACGAGCGAGTTGATTTCCCTCTCGGAATTATAGCCGATACTCTTAACCTCGAACCTCACTCCCTTTGCAAGTTGTTTCTTGCCGTTGTAGTCCGTAATCTCATCCTTGGAGAGCGTTATCCAGATGAAAGGTGCGGTATAGAGTTCCCTTCCTATTCCAATGTTGAACCCTGCCCTCTTGAAGCTGTCCGAAGCCTCTCCCTTCTCCTTCTCGGTGTTGCTCTCCACTCCCACATCCTGCTTCCGCACCCATTGTTTTTTTGCATCATCCCAGATGTCAATGTTACAGAACAGGTTGCCGTTAATCACCTCGTGGGTGCGTTGCCAGTTGTTAGAGCCGTAAACCTCGTCAAGTATGCGCATATCGCACCTTGCATTCTTGTACACGAGGATTATACACCCTTTTTCAGTTACTTGTTGCACACGACATTCAATCTCGTCCGCCCTTAATGTTCTAATTTCAGTCATTGCTTATAATTTTTTTGTATTGTTCAACTGATTCAAATGGGATGCAGTTATGCCACGGAATGCCTGCATTATCACGAAAATCATAAAAACCTATTTTGGATAATATTGCAATAAATGCATCGCTTTTATCATGCCAAAATATGCACATCTCTCCAACTTTAGGCTCTGGCTTAGGGGCTTCGGTCTTTTCACACCAAGAAGGGGCAAAACTCCATTCATTATACATAAGGTCTTTTTCATCGAAATCGGTAATTTGTAATTTAGTTCCGTCAAGTTTATCCATTTTGTCGTTCCAATATAAATCCCCACTTTTACGCCACGGCTTGTGCGGAATGAACCAATCGCCAACCTTGAATGTAGGAATATCCTCTATGATTTTTTTCTCTGCGTTCCACCTCTTGCCCTGCTCTTTTAACTTGTCAGTCAGGAGTTGGATTTCCTCTGGGGTTGCAGGGCGCAATACGTCAACTTGGTGATTTTCACAAATATAATTATTTTCATACAAAAAAACACAATCTAACGTGGTAGTAACATAATGTGATGTTATATTATCAATTGTCTGTTTATGTATAAATGCCCAAGCGTTTTGTCCTTTGACCTTGCAATATACAAAATCCCCGTCTTTCGGCACATACTCATCATTAATTACGATTCTTGTTGTGGTATCGTCAATTACCTGACATTCCACATTACACTTTGTGTTGTTTTTAATCTCAATGTTTTTCATTGCTTTTCTAAATTATAGGTTATTTCATTTTGTATCTTTTCAATATCGAGAGGCAGAAGTCGTTCTTCCTCATCGTTCACCCATACCCTTATCGGTTCTATGTACAGGGTGCAGTTTACATCATCCATAGGAGGCTGCGAGGGCAGTTGGTATCTTGCCGGTTTGCGTTCTATGTCTCCATAGCAGTAGAAGTGTATCTCATCCAATGGTTCGGGCAGACCCGTCATGCAGGTGATGTCCCTGTCGAGAGAGCCAGAGTGATGTCTCAGTTCCTCCGAGGCCGTTTCGATAATCTTTTGTGTGATTCGGCTCTTGTTTTCGGTTGATAATTCCAGTGTTTCCATATCATTCAAAAAAGTTTTTCAGTTTGTCGTTCAATACCACCTGTGCACAGATGTACCTCGTGGTCATTTCCACGCTTGAGTGCCCCATCAGTTTGCTTATGGTGTATATGTCGGCACCACGAAGCAGCAGGTTTGTTGCGAAACTCCTCCTGGCGGTGTGAGTGCCTACAAATCGGTACTTTCCCCCGTTCAGTGTCTTTCCGCCCTTGAATATGCACACCTCTGACCTTATACCAGCCCTGAAGCAAAGGTTTTGCAATACCCTTATGTATGTGGGCTTAGATGGAGCTTCCAATCCGTTCAGTTCCCTTATCAGTCCGTTCAGTTCGGGTTTGGCGGGGAGTGTGACGGCAATGGATGTCTTCTGGCTCACATAGCGCAGTTGTCCCTCCCCAATGTTATTCTCGGAGAGCCTTCTCGCATCGGAGTGCCGGCAGCCGGTGTCGTACTGGAGGAGGAACATCGTTCTCACAAAGCGTTCGTGTGCAGTCCTCACTTCCACCTTTCTCAGCCGTTCGACCTCCTTCTCGGTGAGATATACGGCAGTTGAGGCTTGTTTCTTCACCTTCATCCCGTCTGCAAAGTTGCGTGGAAGGTCTATCTCCTCGCTCACCTGATTCATCACGGACTGAAGCACTGCCATGTATGTCTTTACGGAGTTTGCTGCCATCCGTTCGAGCCAATTTGTCTTTATGGCGTGTAGGTTTGACTTGGTGAGGTCTGACCATTCGGGTGTCCTGCCTATCACCTCTGCAATCTTCGGCACGAGGTATACATACTGCGGTTTGCTCTGTGCCATATATTCGCTAAAGCACTTCATGGCCGTTATTGTTCAATTTATTGTAACACTCGGCGCAAAGTTGCCCTGCACACTCAACGTAATAGAGCCGTTCATCCAGTGGTGTCTCCTTTTCGTATTCGGTAGCCTTGCCACATAATACGCATTTATCTTTTTCGTTCATCTTTGGTCGTTTTTTTTAGCCCTTTTAAGCCACCCTCTCTTTTGTATGACCACTTTATCATATTTGCGGAGAAAGTGGCCTATTTAGGCTTGTTTTTAGCAACGGGGCGTACTGGCTTTCCTTTTTCTCGGACTTATACATCAAGATGCCGTTACTCTGGATTATGTTTTCTGCCCCTATGACCACAAGTCCTGTTATCAGTCGTTCAAGATAGTGCCTCGCTTGTGGTCGTTCGGCTATGCAAATGTAGTAATAATTTTTGATTCTGCAAATTAATTTTTTATCCCCTTTCGGGTGTGTTTCGTTCGGTTTAGTCGTCCGTTATACCTTGTCGGGTATTACAAGTCTATTCTGGGGTTGCGTTACACGTTACTTATGCCAATTTGCTTATGTATCCCTGCATATCCTTGTATATTCCGCTCAATCTGGTTTAATTTTATCCGTTATTATATACTCTTAGTATAGTTTCAGTCAAGGTATTTTGGTTTGTCGTTCAGGTGGGTCGTCCGTTCACTTATCCCTCTCACCATATATGAGGTAGGATATTATTGCAAGGAGTATAAAACCTGCATACCATGCCCAGCATTGTTTGCCGTTCAGTCGGTCAATATCCACCATCAATAGATTAACGAATAAAGCCGTAAACACCACTACCCCGGCTATCCGGCCCCAAGGCTGTGTTGTTCGGCAATAAAAACCGTTCGTCTTGTCCACTATGGTCAAATGTTTCCCTTCATCGAAAATTGGATTTGCCTGTTCTGTATACTTAACAAAAGTTCCCCAGCTCTTGCCATCGTTGTTGTAATACTCTTTGCCTGCCTTGAGGCTGAGTGGATGTACTTTTTCCATAATCTTATATATTTTAATTGTTCATTGTTCAGGTCGTTCGTTCGGGTTAGTTATTGGGTATGATTTCAAAGGTATTTAACTCATCAATAAAAAGTCTCAACCTATCTCGCATATAGCTGAAGCGTGAGCCATTTATGTAGTCCATTTCGTTGCAAATAGTGTCTATTTCGGGGATAACTTGTTCGGCAAATAAATTGCACCTGTCTTTTAATTCTTGTAATCTTGTTTCCATAATATTGATTTTTAGTTTTGTTAGTCGTTTAATTAATTGTGTTGTTCGGCTGCTGCACTCAAAAGCATAAGGTAATTGCATAGAGTGCAGAGACAAAGATTGTACTGGTAATTAGAGCCAAAATCATTTGGCAAATAGTTTTTAAAGTTTTCATAGCAAAAAATTTAATTGTTCTAACATTACGGGGACTGCTCCCCGTGCTCTGTTTTATAAGGAGTTGCAACCTTGGCAATTAAATGCTAATCTGGTTAATTGTGTGTTACTTAAACATCAACCTATAAAGTGCGTTCAAACTCTCCGCCTTGTAACTTTGATAGCCTTTTGTTGCAATCCAGGTACCTGTCTGGAGTGATTTCACAACTTTATAACCTTTGTTCTGTAAAATGTTGATAATGTCTTGCTTTTTCATAATGCTATAAATTTGAGTTAATAAATTCAGTTTTGTTATTAGTTTTACTTTGTTTACTCCCTTCCGGGAGTGCTCACAATTCTGGGAGTTGCAACCCTTAAAACTAATTAATACCCTTCAAAATTCGTTCAGTAGCGTAAATGGCGTTAGGTGTTAATTGTCTTTGCCAACAACCATTTGAAGGACTCCATTTAAAAGCCCCGCGCTTAAGCTGGTTAATAATCTCGGCACTTGGTTTGCCATCAAAAAATAGTTGCACCCTGTCTGCCTGAAAATTCTTAACAACGCGAACCCCGTTTGTAATTTGCTCACTGCTTTCCCTCTCGCTTTTCTTTTGCAGTTTATCTGCCACCTGTCGTGCTATTTCAGGAAAGCCCCACGCCTTGTGTCTTGCTGTAATAAAGGGGGTATGTGTTTTATTGTACTCAGTAATTAAGTTAAGGCACTTTTCAACAAGTTCAATCTCACCATTGTATGCAAGCCGTTCAATCATTGAAACGCAATTAGCAACAGAACCCCACGCAATTTTTTGTGCTATCTCTCTCCGGAGTGCTTGCCAACGCTCATCTGCTCTTTGTTCTGCGGGCTTATTCATTTCAACCCTTTTAGCAATAGCTTTTAACGCCTTCTCTCTCCATTCGGTAAACTCGTCAGACTTGGCGCGCTCTCGGTTATTCATTTTTTCGTGTCTTGCATTGTTGAAATTTGAGCCGCCTGTAATCATTATAGAGTAACAATTTGACATTGCAGACAACCACGCAAATAGATGTTTGCTATAGCCGTCTATGTATGCTTGCCTCTCTTGTTCAGGTATATTTTCCAAATCGTCGCTTAATTCTTTTTCGTAATCGAAGACAGTTTGTTCGGCTCTTTTTTCAGGTGAAAATGATAAACGGTAATAGGCCCTATATGCTCTATTGTAAAGTTCGGGGATTGTAATTGTTTCTGTTGTTTCCATGATACTATAAATTTGAGTTAATAAATTTGGTTCGTTGTTTTTGGGATATTGGTTACTGGATTTTCTTAATATAAAAATCTTCAGGAGCTCCCTTTAGGGTTTTTCCATCCTTCCAAGTAAGACTAATCCAATAATCATTTAGATGACAATAAATAAGGTATTCCCCATCTTCATCTTTTATAACTCTATTGTGTTCATTAGTATAATATACCTTTAGTCCGTTATCTACTGCTTCCATAATTTGTTTTGCCGTGTTTAGTATTGTTTTCATAGCTTTATGCTTTATTAATATCTAAATTCCTTTGTGAACAATAAATAAGGGCGTCAATATAATTACCATTAACCCCTAATTCAATAGACCCAACGACAAATGTGTCTTCTCTCATTGAATAATAGGCACAATATTTTTTACAAAAATATCCTCTTTTGTCGTTT